TGAATGTCTCGCCGTTGCGCCGAAACGTCCCCATCGTTTGTTGAAACAAGTACATGATATTTATTTCGTTCTGTTTTATTCTCACTTTGCGAAATCATTTCATCATATGTTAAAATTGGTTTATTGAAACCATAATACTTTTGAATTGCTTTTTTGTAAATATCAAGAATAGGACCAGGTAGATAAGTTTTATATAAAGAAGGATATTGATCTTCAAGCTTCTTCTTTTCTTCTGAACTTAGATTCTTCTTGACCCACTTTTCATCAAATGTAACTCTACTATGCTGATGTCCTCTTGCTTCATCAAACATCTTATGGAATACATTATGATGATCAAGATTATGAAATGTATCCAATACTTCTTTGTTTCGTTTGATAAATTCTTCCATTGTGTGTGCTGGTAATACAGCAAGTTTTGGAATGTAATGAAACTCTAGGATTTTCTTATGTACAGTCACATCTTTATGTACTTTGCCTTCATGTGTCAATGACTTGATTTTTTCAGTCACAGTTTTTACAGTAACTGAATTATGATATTCATCTCCTAATTTGTGTGCTTTGTCAACAAAACTCTTATCAAGCACATCCCGTTTCATGACATGTTCATATTCTTCAGTGACAGGTATCGATAGATCAATAACCTTTGAGAATTTAAATTCTGCAAGTTCAGGTACCTTTGATATCTTCGCATCATATGTACCACCATAACTTAGATTGAAAACAAAGTTGTCAGGTATCTTTGATAGACCTTGCACCTTACCACCTTTGAAGTCTTTACCTGTGACAACTTCATGAATCATTTCAACTCGTTTTGTATAAGCATAGTGCAACAAGTCTGGTGTCTTTGCTGCAATGCGCATGATCATATTATAATATGATCGAGAGAAGAAGTCTCCTGCATCATGCCAGCGAATAACAACTTCTTTCTTTGACTTTCCATGAAGTTGAGATAGATAGTTTGTTACTTGCTTTTCGAATTCAGCTGGATGATTGACAAGATAGGTTAGAACTTGTGCAGCACTAATTGATGGAGAAGAATACATTGTGTAAAAACCTTTTGTTGCATAACAGAAAGATTTACAAAGCGCCGCAGAAGGACAGGTGTTTATGATTGCGAGGCCGGGTTTCTGCATATTTCCATATACGTCCTTCCATGGCCTTTCCATATACACCAAGCCCTTGTACGCTGGCAGCGTGAAGTCATAAATCTCTTTGTTCTTGCCTAAGGCGCCCATTGATTTCATCATCTTTTGATTTTGAGACAATGATTTGCCAGGATCAAATGAAGATTTCTTAAAACTATTTTGCAATGATCCTACAGATTTGTTGAAACTTTTAAATCTTCTCATCAATTCTTGTTCAGACATCTGCTTGAACTTGCTTACTTCTTTTGAAAGACCATCATAGAAATAGTATTTCAACTCACCTTCTTTTGCATCACCACCATCTTTTGATTTTTTAGCATAGTTACCAATCACTTGCTTGATCGCTTTTTCTTTATCCATACCTTTGTCAGTCAATGATTTGACTTCATCACCCATTGCTGTAAACAATTCTTTGACTTCACTCTTTGATAGTTGTTCACCATTGTCTTTAAAGATATTTCTTACGATACCATCATAAGGTACATCTTTACCCATGATGTAGTCAATCAATACTTGTTCATCATTGACTTGTAAATTACCATCCATCATTGCAGAACCATGCAGTAATGGCTTGTTCACTGCAGGATCTTTATAAGTACCTTTGATGAGACCTGCTTCAACTTGCAATGATTTCATCAATAGTTTAATAAACTTTGAATCTTGTAAATGGTCTAAATTAAGACCAACTTCATATGTGCTTTTAACTTTATCATCAAGAATGTTTTTATCTTCAAGTTGTTTGAATAGATCTTGTTTGAAATTCTTTTGTACGGCACCTTCTCTTTTTGCTTGAAATCTTTTTTCTGTTTGTGAATTGTATGCACCTGAATAATTATCAAAGGCATCTTTTTGCATTTTATTGAAGGTACGAACATTCGTTTTTAATTGTTCTTCATTGAAGTTAGGAATGTTCTTGATGATTTGCATACGATTACGAACATTATCACCCCAGCTTTTATAGTCACGTTCTGAAGTATATTTCATTGCTACTAGATCTTGCCAGTAGTTTTCACTCAGCGTAGCCTTATTTTCTTTTTTCAATCGGCCTTCTGCCTCTTCATTTTCATAAAATTGTTTTGGTGTCATGAGCATAAAGATTTCACCTTTCGGATCTCCAAGTTTTCCACCTGGTTTAAATTTATACTTTGCATGTTTAACTGTATCAATACTTCCTTGTGCCATCAAAGCCATGGATGGATCCATAGCTAATTCAAGAATTGTTTCCTTGAAAAAACTTGAAAAAGATTGCATGATTTTAATTCCTTGGTTAAAGTTAAGCGCCTAATTTATACTACATGTATTTATAATTTTTAAAATCAATTAATCTGATAAATACTATAAAAGGACTCGTCTCTTCAAAGTACATATGGATGAAGAATCATTTCGAAAATTTCAAATCAAAATCATCCTTTTCTATGTCAAATACGTTTGTCCAATAATTCGTTGCAAAGAAAAAGATATCGATAAATTAGAGATTGAGTTTATTGAAAAATTCGCACCGACTCTACGCAAAGCAAATAATCTTATTTTAAAAATACGACACAAGTTATTTGCTAAATAGCTTTATAAGTATTTCAAATGAAAATATAAATCAATACGGAGATATAATGCCTCTTACCAAAATATTAGATAAACTTGTGCAAATAGGTCCGGGTTATCTTGATCAAACATTAAGAACATATATTGTCGAAAATAGAGAATATAAATTCTATACTGATACTGCTAATGCAAAATCGTATGCGGTGATTTCTTATCCAACAACTGGCGCATTAATTTTGCAAAAAACTTCAAACACTGATATCTTAATTGTTGCCGGAGGCGGTGGTAGTTCAATTGGAAATATTTCTGGTGGTTCCGGAGGAGGTGCTGTAATTAATATTGAGAAAGCACAACTACCTGAAGGACATTATATTTGTACTGTAGGTGCTGGTGGAACAGGAGGCGTTCAACAATCAGGATTTGATTCATTGGCATCTCCTTTATCTGGTCACCTAGGTAATCCTGGTAGCCCTAGTTCATTTGGACCATATTTGGGTTCTACAACAGGAACATGGGGAGCTTCATCACCATGGAATAATCCAACTCATCCATATCCTGTAGTACCTGTAGTTGTTGCTGAAGGTGGTGGTGTTGGTGGATATCGTGGAACTGATACGCTTGCTGTTCCCGGTGGTTGTGGTGGAGGTGCAGGTGGTGCTGACCGTAATAAATCAGATCAAAGTCTTGCCGGTCATCCTGCTAGTTTTGGTAGTGGTGCTGCTAAAGTTGACAATGCAGATTGGACAACATTAAATACTCAGTCCACTGGTACATATATGGGCGGGGCAATGTTACTGAATAACAATGATGGTGGAAATTCAAATCCCTGGGATGAAGATCCTTCATACACACAAACACCTACAACTGAAACATACTTTTCCGGAGGCGGAGGTGGAGCAGGTACTACGGGTGGTGTTGGTACAGAAAAGAAAGCCGGTGATGGTGGTGATGGTATTACTGTTCCTTGGGTTAATGAAGTATTTCAAAATGTATATAGGTATAATGGAGATATTTACTGGGGTGGTGGCGGCGGAGGTGCTGCAACTGGAGATGAAGAACCCGGTGATGGCGGTTTAGGTGGCGGCGGCGGTGGAGCAAGCTATCGTGCTGCAGCTGGTTTTGATACATTGAATAAAAGATATTTCAATGGTAAAGGTGGTAAGAATGGTTATGCATTTGGATATTCTGCTGATAGATTATTTGGTGGTGCAGGTGGTGTAAATACTGGTGGAGGAGCAGGAGGTAGTTTGCGGGTTGATGCTACAGTGGGCGCTTGGGCGCAATCACTATTCAATATTGCTAATTATCCAGTACCTCAAGGGTACAATGGTGGTTCAGGATTTATTTTGATTCGCATTGAACTTGATGAAGCCTTTGGACCATTCTCAGCATCACTTGTTGATCCTGCTACACAATTTGGTATTGTTTAATCTTTAATAAAATTTTATTATGTCACATTTTGCAAAAATTAAACCAAACGGTAAAGTTGTTAATGTAATTGTTGCAGAACCAATTACAATTAACAACGGCACCGCTGGTGACCCACACCAATATATACAAACATCATATAACAATAAATTTCGTAACAAGTTTGCCGCCGTAGGTGATACTTATGATCGCAAACTTGATATGTTCCTTCCACCAAAACCTTATCCATCATGGGTTCTTGAAGAATATGTAGAAGGTGACCATCCAAAAGCAAGATGGAAAGCTCCGGTTGAAAAACCAACAACAATCAAAACAAACTATCGTTGGAACGAAGAATCAACTTCCTGGGTTGAAATAAACTAACGGTGTCTTATCAAGCGAATACACAAAATACATTTAGCGAAACAGCGGAACCTCCTCAAAACGTTCCGCTAAATAAGTTTGATTTAGATATCGAACAAGCAAAAGAAGATCAAGTATCTGAAATATAAAATGTATAGATCATTATAAACATTCTCAACTTGAGGTGATATATTATGAAAACTGCACTCATCAGTGGCATTACTGGACAAGACGGCTCTTATCTTACCGAATTACTTCTTGAAAAAAATTACAAAGTTCATGGTATCATCAGAAGGTCATCATCTTTCAATACAGGAAGAATTGATCATTTATTAAATGATCATCCTAATCTAAAACTACATTATGGTGATATGACTGATGGCTCAAGTTTATTACACATCATTCAAAAAACACAACCTGATGAAATCTATAATCTTGCTGCACAATCACATGTTAAGGTTTCATTTGAGATACCTGACTATACAGGTGACGTTGGTGGATTAGGAACACTCCGTTTTCTTGAAGCAATCCGCACACTGGGTCTTGAAACATCAGTCAAATTCTATCAAGCATCAACTTCAGAACTATATGGCAAAGTTCGTGAAACTCCTCAGAACGAACAGACACCTTTCTATCCTCGTTCACCTTATGGCATAGCAAAATTATATGCTTATTGGATTGTAAAAAATTATCGTGAAGCATATGGAATGTTCGCTTGTTCTGGAATATTATTTAATCATGAATCACCAAGAAGAGGTGATACATTTGTCACAAAGAAAATTGTCAATGGTTTTCGTGAGATGAGAGATAATGATCAAGCGGTTCTTCAATTAGGCAACCTTGATGCAAAACGAGATTGGGGACATGCGAAGGATTATGTTCGTGCAATGTGGTTGATATTACAAGACTCATATCCAAATGATTATGTGATTGCAACCGGTGAACAATATTCAATTCGAGATTTTGTTGAATTGACTGCAGAACATTTTGGATATGATATTCGTTGGGAAGGAGAAGGTTTGGATGAATGCGGATTTGATGTTGAGACTGGCAGAAAGCTTGTTATTATCAATGATATATACTACAGACCAACTGAAGTAGAAAGCTTATTGGGTGATTCCACGAATGCACGATGGCGGCTTGGATGGAAACCAGAGTATGACTTTAAATCATTAGTGAGAGAAATGTGTTATGGAGAAGGACAGTAAAATATTTGTTGCAGGACATACAGGTCTTGTAGGTTCGGCAATTTATCGACGATTGCAGAATGATGGCTATAAAAATATATTAACATTTAATAGTCGAGACTTTGACTTACGCCAAAAAGAAAGTACTGATTACATTTTTAGTAACTATAAATTTGATTATGTATTTCTTGCTGCAGCTAAAGTTGGTGGTATTCTAGCTAACTCAACACGCAAAGCAGAATTCATTTATGATAATTTGTTGATTCAAACAAATGTGATTCATGGAGCATATGAAAGTGGTGTCAAGAAACTTTGTTTTCTCGGCTCTTCCTGCATCTATCCAAGATTAGCACAACAACCAATCAAAGAAGAATACTTTATGACTGGTGCCCTTGAGGGTACAAATGATGCATATGCTATAGCAAAGATTGCTGGTATCAAAATGTGTCAAGCATATATGAATCAATATGGTTGGAATGCAATGTCTTTAATGCCTACAAATCTATATGGACCAAATGATAATTTTGACTTGAATGAATCACATGTCCTACCCGCATTACTTCGTAAGTTTCATGAAGCAAAGATCAACAATGAGCCTACTGTTGAAGTCTGGGGTACTGGAGAAGCTAAGAGAGAATTTCTTCATGTAGATGACCTTGCCGATGCTGCTATCCATCTGATGGATAAATATAATAGCACTCAGGTAATCAACATCGGCACAGGTAAAGATGTATCGATACGAGACCTTGCTTATACAATTGCAAATGTAGTCGGCTATCAAGGTGATATCATTTGGGATCGAACAAAGCCAGATGGCACACCAAGAAAACTTTTAGATGTAAACAAAGCAAAAGACTATGGGTGGGAATCTAAAATTAGTTTAGAAGATGGCTTAAAACAAACGTATGAATGGTATAAAAAATGATACACACAATCGGAGATAGTCACTCTAAATTTCCTTGGGAAAAAATTCCTGGTGTTAAAGTACATTGGTTACGGGCTATTCTAGCGTTCACTGCCGGTAGAGATGGGTTAAAAAGAGTTAATATATCAAATATAGGATTAAAACCAAATGATAGTATTATATTTTGTTTTGGTGAAATTGATTGTAGAGGACATATACATAAACATTTGACAAAAGATAATACATATCAAAAACAAATTGATTTAATAGTAAAAAAATATTTTGATACGATCAAACTTAACAAAGATTTAATTAAATTTAATATCAATATTTGTATTTTTAATGTAGTTCCGCCATATCCTCAGGATAAGAAAAAAGATGGCAACAATCCTGAGTGGCCATTTGTAGGAACAGATAACCAAAGAAAATCATATGTTAATTATTTCAATCAAAAATTAAAAGAATACTGTTTGAAAAATAATTATATATTTATAGATGTTTATAATGAATATGCAGATAATGAAGGTTTTTTAAATATACCATTATCAGATGGTAATGTTCACATTGGTAATCCAAAATACATAATTGATTTTATTAATAAACATAATTTATAAAATAAAATATGGATAATAAAGTTATATATTTAAGAATCCCAAGAGCAGGTTCAAGAACTATTACTGACTCTTTTTGTATACCAAATAATATAGAATATTATGGAGGCGCTCATGTAGGCTTGTGGTATAAAGATGGAAATTTATATGATAGTGTTGATAAAAAAATTAAAGAAGATTTAAAAAAATGTTATGTTTTTAGCAACATAAGAAATCCTTACAGAAGAGCAATTTCAATTATGCACCATTGGCGCATAACAGATAAAAATATTAATTTTGATAAATTTTGCGAAAGACTAAAAAATAATGTTTATAATGGCCATCCTTCCGAAAAATGGCATGCCACTCCATACTATAAACATTTAACATATAATAATAAAATAAGAGTTAATTTTATTATACGTCTAGAAAATTTTGAAGATGATATGAATTTTCTTTTTGAAAAATTAAATATAAAAAAACATCCTTTACCAAAAAAGAATATAATTTTAAAAAATGATATTGACTATAGAACATATTATAAAAATTCAAAAAATTTTGATATAATTACAAATTATTACAAAGATGATATTAACTTTTTTAATTATAAATTTGATGATGAATTTTACATAAAAAAATGAAAGGAAAAATATAATGAACCCACATCATGAAGAAAAACATAAACATATGTTGAAATTAAAAGAAAAAGTTGGTGATATTAAAGGTATTATACATATCGGAGCAAGTAGATTACAAGAAAGAGAATCTTATAATAAAATAGGTGTTGATAAAATTATATGGATTGAGGCACTTCCTAATATTTTTGAAGAAATAAAACATTTGGAAACTAAAAGTGAAAAAATATTTAATCATACTGTATGGTCCGAAGATAACAAAGAATTTGATTTTTTCATTACAAATAATGATGGCCAATCTTCATCCGTTTTGCCATTAGATAAGCATTTAAAACATTTTCCAACAGTCAAAATAATAGATGATATAAAAGTTAAAACAATCACAATGAAAACTTTTTATGAAAAATATAATATTTCTAATAATGATTATGACCATTTATGTTTAGATGTTCAAGGTGCTGAATTAGAAGTTTTAAAAGGATTTGGTGATATATTAAATAATTTTAAATCTATTTTGTGTGAAGTTAGTTTTGTTGAATTATATGAGAATCAACCTTTAATTAATGATATTGATATATTTTTAAAAAATTTTAATTTTTATAGAGTAATTGACACTAATTCTCACAATGGAATATGGGTGGATGCTTTATATGTAAAACAATTATAAAAAAATGAAATTGCATTTAGGATGTGGTAAAAAATATTTACCAGGTTATACACATATAGATGTCATTGATTTTGATCATATAGACTATGTTTCTGATATAAGTGAATTATCATTTATTGAAAACAATACTGTTGAAGAAATCTATGCATGTCATGTTCTTGAACATTTTAAACGAAATCAAATTCATAATGTATTGAAAGAATGGTTTCGTATTTTAAAAAATGACGGTATATTGAGAATATCTGTTCCTAATTTTAAAGCAGTAGTTGAACAATATCAGGAAACAAAAGACCTTAATCAATTACTCGGTTTATTATTCGGAGGACAAACTTATGATTACAATTATCACCATGTAATATTTGATTTTGAATTTTTACACGATATTTTGACTGATGTCGGTTTTTCAGAAGTGAAATATTATAATTGGAAAGATTTTTTACCAGAAAATTATGATGATTATAGTAAAGCATATATTCCACATATGGATTTTGAAAATGGTAAATTAATGAGTTTAAACGTAGAAGTAAAAAAATGTTAAAAATATATAACATTATTTCTTGGAATGAAGTGAATTATAATTTAAGGTTAGAACTTCAAAAACCAAATAATTTTAATTTTTTTGATCTTACCTCAAATATAAACGAAGCAGATATTATTTGTATTCATGACAATATTCATTCAAATTATATGAATGCATTTAAGAATCGTAATTCAAATTCAAAAGTATTTTTATTTCAAAGAGAACCTTCTTTTTTGAATTGTTTAAATCTAAATTTAAAATCATATGCAGATAAACTAATTACATATGATAAAAATTTTTGTTTTGTAATGTGGTGGTTGAATTATAATTATAATGAATTAATTAATTTAAAATATAATGAAATATTAAAAGATAAAGAATATATCAGCATAGTTTCTGAAAAACAAAAAACACATGGACAAAAATTAAGATATAACTGGTTAAAGAACATTCAAAAAATATTTAATATAGATTTCTATGGTAAACCAAATTTAAAAAATTCTTTTAATAATTATAAAGGACTACCAGAAAATTATTGTAATAAAGAAGGAATCAATAAGAATAAAGATAAAAGTATTTTAAAAAATTATTATAAAAGTTTCTCTTTTGAAAACGGAGAGGAAAAGAATTTTATTACCCGTGTTAATGAAGATTTGTTGATGTGGACATTGCCTATTTATTGGGGATGTCCAAATATAAATGAAATTTATCCTGAAAATTCATATCGTTATGTTGATATTTCAAAACCTTTGGATAAAGAAACTATTGAAATGATAAATGAACCTGTGAGTAAAGATGAAATAATTGCAATTGAAGAAGCCAGATATTTGATCTTAAACAAATACAATTGGTGGTTTTATTTAAGGAATATTATTAATGAATTATATTGAATCAAATAGTACAAATTGGGCAGGCATTGGACATCAATTTGTTATGTGGTCCTTTGGATTCTTGTTATCAAAAATATATAACTTAACTTTTATACACACTCCCTTTACTGAAACAAATCGCAAATATAATTCTACTAATAATTGGAGTTTTACTATTGATAACAATCCAAAAATAAAATGGGATGACTACTTAAATTTTAAAGATAAATTACATACAAAAAGACCATTAGACCATAAATTAATTAATCTACCTAAAATAGATTTATTACATACAAAACATATTAATGATTTAAAAGATATAAAAAATATTAATGATAGATTATCAACTTGGGAAAATTTATTTAGAAACAATGATAAAGTAATTTTTAAATTACCTATTGACAATTTTTCAAGTTATCATTTCTCTTTATTGTTTAATTATAAACAATATTTTTATGATTGCTATTGGAAAGAAAAAACAACATATAATTTTAAAAATAATAAAAAGAACATTGTAATACATATACGATTAGGAGATATTACTCCAGAAAAATATCCAGGTAAATATATTGATTTAAAATTTTATATAGATTTGATTAAAAAATTAAAAATAAAATATTCAGACCACATTGTGAATATTGTCAGTGATGGTACATTAAATCAATTAAAACCATTACTTTCAGAAAATGTAGAATTGCATTTAGATAAAAATGAATTTGAATCATTTCATATGTTATGTTCTGCAGATATATTGATTACATCGAAAAGTAGTTTTTCTTTTGTACCTTGTCTATTAAATAACAACATAAAATATTTTTATCCACATTTCAATTATTTTTATGAAGTAGACAAATTTGAAAACTTTTACAATATTTTGGAATTTTGAATATGAAATTAGGGTTTGTACATATTGCTAAATCTGGAGGAAATACGATTGAAAAATTAATAAGAAGTAGATATGCTAAATTTTTTTTACATCCTTCATTTGGACATAAACAAAAAAATATAGATTATCCTTATTCATTTGCAATTGTTCGTGAACCTGTTGACCGTTTTTTAAGTTCGTATTTCTATTGGAGACATGGTGCAATAAATTCTGAGTGGTCATTCAAAAAACAATTTGTAAGAAAAGCAAAAACTATTGATGAATTTATGTATTATTGGGACCAAAACGATGATGAATTTATGAGCCAATTAGATACAGAAATCACTAAACCTCAATGGCATTTTGCTCCTCAAAAAAGTTGGCTTATTGATTCTGCAAATGACCGAACTATTATTCTAAAATATTCAAATGATATTGATGTTCAGTTTTCAAAGTTACTTGAACTACTTGGCTTGCCAAAACTTGAAGTCGTAAAAAAAATCAATGTCACTTCAAATAAAAATGAAGATTATGACCGTGAAGCAGTTTCTAAATGGGTTGAACGAGTTTTTCATGAAGATGTCCTACTATGGAACAATATTACTAATGACACAAACAATTATTTGAAAGTTATAGAATAAGATGCTAGATAAAATTTATATTATTAATCTCGACAAAAGAACTGATAGATGGAAACATATTGAACAAAATGTGATACCTTTGATTCCAAAAAAACATGCTGATAAAGTAGTTCGAATTTCTGCTGTTGATCATACAAACTATCCAATGCGAGAACAAAGAGCGGCAGGATGTTCATACTCACATACTGGTATTTGGAAACATGCGATTGAAAATAATTATTCAAATATTCTAATAATTGAGGATGATTTAAAGTGGTGGGTTGAAACAAATATACTTGAAGAATATTTTGATTTTTTTGAAACTATTGATTATAATGTAATTCAAATTGCATATCGCAATGAATCAGAATTACTCAAAAGCAAATATGAAAAGTTAGTCCATTGTCATAAATTTATAACTACAACTTCTTATTTTGCTAATGTAAATTTTTTAAAAACAATGTTACCTGAAATTGAGTTTGCAGCAAGTCAGTTATTATTAGGAAAGCCTACAAGAACGTATGCTATTGATATCTTCTGGAGAAAATGGCAAACTGATGAAAAATGGTTTGGAACTTCTGAGAAACTTGGCTGGCAAATCGACGGATTTAGTAATATTGAAATACAAAACTTTATTTTTAATGAAAATAACTAATTATGTTTTATGTGACTTTAACAACAATCTTTGAAAAACAAGATCGGTGTGCATTTGTTTTAAATCATCTCTTAACAAATCAGACTCGGCAACCAGAAAAAGTTCTTCTTCATTTATCTGAAGAGCCTTATTTACTTGATAAAGGTTTTGCGAATAAACAAATCACACATCCACAATTAAATCAAGTTCTTGAAAAATTTTCAGACCGTATTGAGATCCGCTGGGTAAAGAATATTGGGTCATATCGTAAGTTAATATATACTATGAAAGACTTGTGGGAAAGTGAATCACTCATGATAACAATTGATGATGATTTTGTATATAATAAAAATTTATTTGAAAATCTTCTCAATGATTATGAACGTGAACAATGTTCAATCAATTATCGTGGGTTCACATCAAATGTAACAAGTTTTGAAACAATGAATCAGTTTCAGTATCAAGTGTTTCGAAAGATAATACATAATCGAAGTGTTTATAATTTTTCAACTAATGGCGCTGGAACTGTTTTTTCTTCTTCAATGTTTAAAGAAGTTAAAGATTTATTTTTTCGTGAAGACATCTTCATGAAACATTGCTCAACTGGTGATGATATTTGGTATAATTTAATGCGTGTATTAGCAAAACAAGATTTATATATTCGTAATTATCAATGGCATGATCGTGACCTTCTTGACATGCGCACTTCTTTGTATGAGAGATATAATAAATTTAATGATAATAACTCACTTCTTTGGCGAAATACTTTTAATCGGCTTCGTTTTATAATGGAGGACTAATGAATAAATATTTGATTTTCACAGGTGTAGGTGACAATGATGACCAATGGCTTTCATGGGCAGAAAAAGAATCTGCTGTTTATGACCGTGCAATTAATTTTTATGGTAAGGATGACAAAGTTCTTGAGCAACTTAATAGTTTAAATTTTAATTTTATTTCTGCAGAACAAGGAATGATTTGGTCTAAGTTTGCAGACAATTATGAACATTTTAAAGATTATGAATATGTTTTAATTGCAGATAGTGATTTGCTTATAAGACCAAAAGAGATTGAAGAAGCATTTGACCGAGCTTCAAAAAATAATTGGAGCGCATGTACATTCAGTAGAGATGGAAGTGACTATGGTTTCTTTGCACCAATTTTTAAATCTACAGGAAGCGGCACAAGACAATCAAATTTTGTTGAAATGTGTTTCATGATCATTCGTCAAGATTTATTAAAATTACTTGTCGAAAAATGGTTTGAACTTGAACTTGAGTATTCAACAGCAATTGATATCATGCTATCAAATGTTGCACACAATAATAATATGATGCCCTTTCATGTAATTGATGATTATACTATTTACAATCCACACCCAACTGCTAAAAATAATGATCGAGAAATTGATACAGTTACAGAAACCGATTGGCATGAACGTCAAAAAAAGTTTGTGTTACATATGATTGAGAATCCAAAAGATTGGCCTATTGGTGAATATATTACTGTAGGTGATCAAACTTTAAAAAGAGAAAGTCTTGATGATTTTCGAAAAATTTATAATGTAAAACCAAAAAAAGATAACATGAATGTATATTGTATCACTCCAGTGTTTGATCCAAATATTGAATATTTAAAACAAAATATTGAATCTGTTCGCAATCAAACTCATAAAAAAGTGAAACATATTTTAGTACTTGACGGACCACAAGCCAAGTCAAAGATTAATGCACTTTATAATTTAACTGATATTGAGATTATTGAATTATCAGAACCGCACAGAGATTATGGTGATACTCCTAGATATATTGGTACTGTTTCTGCATTTCAGCGAGGAGCAGATGCGGTATTTTGGTTAGATGATGACAACTGGCTAGAGCCTAATCATGTTGAACAAATGATTGATGATTTAAGTTCTGAAAAACCAATCGCAACATGTCAAAGAAACATTTGTAACCTTGAAGGTGAAGTCATGGGTTTATGTTTTGAAACTGATGCGTTTAAATTTGTTGATACAAACTGTTATATGATTCATAAGGATGCACGAAGAATCGCAAACGTTTGGTGGGAAATGGAAAGTAATATGCATATATTTGGTGATAAAGTTTTATATTCTACAATACGAAAAAATAATATTCGGTTTCGACATTATAATACACCAACAGTAAACTATCGCACAAACTTTAATTTTCATTATGAACACTTTGGACAACCAATTCCTGAAGGAGCTAAAGATGGTGTAGGTGTTCAATATCGTCAGCAGCAAGGAGCAGCATGATTTATTGGATGACTGGACAACCAGGACATGGAAAAACTGTTTTGTCAAATTTATTCAAAGATACTTTATGGTTAAAAAATAATAAACCGACCGTTCAGGTAGATGGAGATGATCTAAGAAAACTTACTGTTAACAAAGATTATTCCGAACAGGGAAGAATTAACAACATTCGCAATGCTCAGATGATTGCCGAGTTTTGTCATAACAAAGATATGAATGTAATCGTATCATTGGTTTCACCATATCGTTGGCTTCGTGAAGAGTTTAAAGAAAGAATGAAACATCACATCGTTGAGTTTTATATCTTTGCAGATGAACCAAGAGAACGTGACCATTTTCATGTTGAGAATTATGAACCACCTGAAAAGAATTTTTATTTAATTGATACTACAATTAAATCACCAGAAGATTCGGTAAGAGAAATTGTAGATATTTTGGAGCAAAATTATGGCAGATTTTAAAGCAAAGGCAGATAAAGAAACATCAAGTTCGGAAAAGAAATATTCAGTATTCTTTGGACGTTGGCAACCTTGGCATGCCGGTCATCGTTGGTTGATTGATCAAAGATTGAATGAAGGCAAGAATGTTTGGATTGCAATTCGTGATGTCAAGCCAGATGAAATCAATCCTTGGACTGCAGAACAGATCCTTGACAACGTTAAGAATGAACTATGGGATTTGTTTGCAGACGGCCGAGTGATTGCTACAATCGTGCCTGACATCGAATCAGTTAACTATGGTCGTGGCGTTGGTTATGATATTATTGAACATGTTCCTCCTCAAGATATTCATGATGTATCTGCTACCAAAATAAGGGAGCAAATGAAAAAAGATGGAAAAATTTAATTGTTTAATTCCTATAGGATCATGGTGTCGTCCTGCATGGCAAATTAATCGATTTAAAGTAAAGCATGGTGCGAAATCAATTTCTTATCCATTTGATTGGTGTATAACACCATTGCATTCATTGGAAAAAATATTTTCACATTCTTACGATATTAATCAACTTTCAATCTCAATGAATGCATGGAGAGATTCTGCTCCAAAAGATATAACGCCAATTGATGCAACAACTGGTTTGATTTTTAGTCATGACAAGACAGTAGAAGAAGCGAAAGGCCGATTTTTACATACGTTTAAAAATCTTTTGTTAACAAAAGAAAAAAATAATTTAATTTTTATACGATGGTTAGACAAATATGGACATGACCATCGTAAAAGATGGGGTGAAGACCGAAATCCAACTTATGAAAAATTAATTGAAAACCTAAAAATTTTTATAAACAATGATACTTTTAAGTTAATTGAAATAGAAACAGAATATAATGATGTTGGTGATCTTATCCGTGATAAGAAACAAATTCATGATAAGTTAATTCGTTATATTTTAACTGAACCTGTTTATGTTGACCCAGTTAACAATGGATTTAGAGGCTCAGATAAATCTTGGGATTTAATTCTGAATGATATAATAGAGGATTATGGTAAGTTATAAAAGACATTTATTCAAAACAATCACTTGGCGAATTTTAGGAACACTTGATACAATTGTCATTAGTTGGATTATTACAGGTAGTGCTGCAATTGGCGCAACTATTGGAGGTGTTGAAATAATTACTAAAATGATCTTATATTATGCACATGAAAGAGTATGGTATCGTTTCTCTGACTTTGGAGTTTTAGAAAATGGTAAAACTGTTGATTGATAAATATTAAAAGAATTCTTTTAATAACAACTAACTGTAAACTATCATGCCTACTTTATTAGAAAAATATCGATCTCGATTTGATACTGACCAAGATGGTAAAATTTCTGACGATGAGATGAAACGCTCAACTGCAATTCTTGAACTTGAATTGAAAGAAGAAAAAGCAGATGCACAAAGAAGAATGTCTTGGGTTTCAATTTTAGCCATGTTGGTCTCAACCATTGCTCTATTCTCACCTATCATATCCGATGCAAGAGTTGCCGCTTTAGCGGACTTGCTTGGATTATTCTATGTTTCTTTAGCATCAATTGTCGGATTTTACTTCGGCGCTCAAGCATACATGTCCAAAAAATAATACATGAAAACGTATAAAGAACTACTCTCAGAGTTATTTGACAAGCCTTTACCATATAAATTGGTTCATAGCATTGAAGATCATGAAGAAACTTATGAATTCAAAACACCAAACGGTCAATTTATTGAAGTCAGTATAATTGTTGATAAGAATGGTGCTTATGAATTTACTTTTGATAGTGATAGCAACGAAGAAGGAACAAAGTCAGGTAAAGGTGAAGAGTTTCAAATCTTTTCAACTGTTCTAAAAATTCTCAAAAAGTTTGTTGATGCCGAAGAGCCCGATCATTTCTTTGTTGAATCAGTATCTTCAGAGCCAAGTCGAGTAAAACTGTATCGTCGAATGATTTCAACATTTTGTAAGAAATATCCTCAATATGAATCGACAGAAGAGAAAAGGAATTCGGGCCTTATTCGTTGGAATGTCAAGGTGAAGCCACAATGAAAACTTATAACGAATTTCTCACAGAACTGTTTGACAATCCATACCCGACTCGAGAATTGAGCGATGATGACCTTGAAAAATTAGATCCATCAGATGATGATTATGTTCGAAAGTTTCAAACAAAAAATAATGAAACATTCTATGTTCATATTGATGGAAGATTGAACATCGGTACATTCATGAATTCAGATGGTAGATTTGGTATCACTGGTGAAAAAGGACCAGAAGCAGCAAAAATCATCTCAACTGTTTTGAATGTAGGCAAAGAATATTTGACCAAGAAAAAGCCACCAGAACTAGAGTTCTCTGCGGCAGAAAAGTCAAGAACAAGTTTGTACAAAAAAATTGCGCAGAAGTATACACCAAAAGAATATACAATGAAAGTTGCTGGTAGAGCATTACTCAACAAGACCTCAAGGATGTGAGTGAGTGGTTAGGAACTTCTGCTGACAATGTAAAAGTTGAATTGAAAAAAGAGCCCATTTCAAAATTTGAAAAACAAATAAAGGAAATGCATGGCACTTATGATGAATTTCCAAAAGATGAAAGAAGAACAAATAAAATTTTGAATCAGCTAAAGAGAGGTGAAGAAGCACTTCCGATTTACGTTGAAAAGAATGATAAGCATCTATTTGTAATGGAAGGCAGGCATCGAATGGTTGCTTTTTGGTTGAATAAAATGAAAGAGATTCCAGTAGCTTATGTCAGTAAGAAAAACATTTCAGAAGACTACAAAGGTGAGCATCAATCAGCAGGAAAAGAAGGAGCACCTCTTCATGACATGACACACAATGAAGTATATCCTAAAGACTACTATGACCGCTGGACAGAATATGCTGGAACAAAAGAAGAGAAAGATGCAGCATTGGTTGTGAATGGATATCGTAACAAGCCAAACAGACAGGTAACGATCTATCGTGCAGTACCTCACAATCAAACAAAAGAGGAAAGACTCGACGCACTTGAGAAAGCACAAGCAATGTGGATGAGAAGAAACAAAGTCCATCCTGAGTTTCAAAAAGAATATCAAAAACTTGGCTCAAAAAAATATTATGAATGGTTAGGTGACGAAGAAGAAAAAGTCAAGAAAAGTAATGCTAAAGTTGAAAACATTGATAGCATCAATCCTGGTGATTGGGTAACAATCGTGCGCCAGTATGCAAAGGAACATGGACAGGACAATCTAAATAACAAGTTCCGTATTATCAGTAAAAAAGTAAAAGCAAAAGATGTATATACGGATGGTAACTCACTTGCTGAATGGGGATTTGACCCGTGAAAACATTCAATAGCTTTACTGAATACCTTATTGAAAAGGTTCAATGGCAAAGGTCATTGTTTGATCATTTGTTCTATGAATCGGAAGCTTTGATTGCTGCAGATCAATTTGGTGATCCAAGTTATGATGAAAATGATGAAAAGGATATTAACTCAAAAGGATTTGCAACAGAGAGGACACAATATATCTTTCAGAAAAAAGGAGACCGTGCATTTAATATACCATTAAATGCAAGATTATTTGAAAGATTTACTTCTGCAATTAAAATTACTGCAGCACATTCAACAGGTGTTAAAGGACTTGAAAACTTATTAAAGATACAAAAGAGAAGAACAAAACAAATTTCAACTTATACGGTTGATAATTTTGGTACACTTGTTGATGGTATTTGGTCTGATAATGGTGGTGGCGTAATTGCAATTGTCAAAGGTCAGGCTGTTGGTGGTCTTGACCAAGATATTATGAGCAAAGTTGACAAACAAGGTAAACGAGTTCTTGATATTGGAAATGGAGCAATTACACCAGAGGCAGTATTTCGTGGTGACTCTTATTCAATTCAAACAGTATCAGCATTGCTTTTTGCATTGAGGCAAATGAAAGATAAGTTGGTTGATGAACTGAGAAATAAATACGAATCGAAAAGAGAACCTGCGAAAAACAAAGGTGAAGAGAAGTATGCAACACTTCGAAAGCACGATATACCGGGTGCAGTCAAGCAACAGTATATTAAGAAATATCTAGATGAGATGGAAAAAATCATCACAAGCAAAGATGAATGGAAATCAATCTTTGTTGAGTATGTATTAAAGTGGCCTGCTACTGTAGCAAAAAAGAATGTTAAGAAAAGAGAAAAAAGTATTGATTATGATGAAATTGTAGTGAGTGATTTTGAGATTGTGTATTGCTTTATGACCGATGATGCGATCAATGATGTCAAAAAGATTGGTAAAACATTACATGAATGGAAAAGTCAATTTAAGTTTCCAATCAAAGTCCTTGATTATGATGAGCTTGAAAAGGACACACGAATCATATCGAGATATTTAAGAGAGATAAAGAAAAAATAATTAAAGATAAAGGTACTATGTTTAAACTTATGGTTTTAGGATTGGCTGTAATTGGCTTGATTGGTTGTCGAGATGCTTTCCCCGAAAACAAAGAAGAAGTGCAGATGACTGACATTCGGGATAACCATACTCTTACGGAATATACTGAAATCATTCGTGACAATCACACAAGCGTAACAGTTACCAATAATACAACGACCACTACAACAGAGGTCAACAATACATCTTCTTCTACATCTGCTGCAACATCAGAAGATGTTTTAAATAATGTTTCAAATAATTCAGATTCATCAATCGCAATGTTTGATGATAGTACGGCAAACGTCACCGCTGTTAATTGGACTCTCGGTGCGATGCCAACACTAACATTTTATGCAAATGGTTCAAATCAATATGTAATGAATCAATCAGGTGTTACACCATCGGCAGATAATTTCTCGACAACATCAACCGGGTTTTTTACATATACTATTATTAAAGATGAAATGACATTGGATAAAGCAAATGTAAATCCTGATAATACATCAGATATTACACTTGTTTATAAAACTGATTTGTATGGTTATCTACTCTCAGGAACAAATGTCACTGAGATGTCGCCAATTGAATTTACAATCTTAGTAAAGTAATATGAAGTTTAAAGCAAAAAAATTAAGAGACTATTTACCAACATTTCCGACAAGTATGCGTGAGTGGTTTGTTTTTATTTTTGTAACTGGTTCGGTAATTTATGCAATTGGTTTTTTAATATTCCTTTTGTTCTTTTGGGAAGCGTCACATCCTTTTGGATTTAAAGTTAATGGAGAGAACTTATGAATTTACAATATAAAATTAATTGTGTTTTTTGTACATTGTTTTGTTATATAATGTTTTTATTATTGTTATCTACATTTTTTTAAATAAAAAGGAAACTTATGGGAATAGATCCCGAAGAACAAATTGGTGTGACTTCTTACAAATTCAAAGATTTGCCTAAATGGGCCAAACAAGCAATTCAGGAAAGTAGCCAATGGACGAAAAAGAAATCTCAGAAATACTCGCAGAAATAAAATCTGCACCTGAAACATTCAAATTTGCCATTGCGCTTTATGAGAAAATGCCAAATGGTAAAGACAGAGCGGATCTAGGAAAGGCAATTCGTGAAGCAAAAGATTCATTCACAAGCCTTGACATTACACTTGAAGATATTCAGATCGATTTAGAGTATGAATTTATCCGTGACCACGGACATTACTAGGAGACAAAATGTTTGAAACAATAGCACTTGTGATTATGCATGTTGTGGGAACAGGAGCAATTCTGTTTATACTCAAAGAAATTGTTGAAAAAGATAAAAGGTGGATTCAACACAAAGAAACAAAATGAAAAAACTTATTATTATTCTCAGTGCGTTTGTCTTGATGGGTATGAGTGATGCTGACAGAAGAACAGAACAGAAAAGAATTGAGGAGATGATTACGTTTTCGTTGAAAGCTCAACAGCAACCATCTCCAAAAGGATCACCTCGCATTAATCGTATACTGAAGAATGCCTATACAAACTGTTGTACAGAACCAATTTTTCCAAAAACAATTTATCGAGAACCAATTCGCCCACCTTTTCCGACTGGTCACAAACGTTTTTATGGTGGGATTCCGAGAGGCTGACGTAATCAATGAAGTTCTTTGGCATGATCTAATTTTCTTTCGGCACGTCGATCAACACCAGCATATTGAACAGAATTTGAACGGCGATTCTTCTCACCCTCCCAACCCTTAATCAGCTGGTCATATTCAACCTTTTCAATCTTCTCTGCTTGTAAAAATAGATAGTATGTAAAGAGCAACAACAAGAAGAAAATCGAGTGCTCCAGGTTCTCAAATCTGTCACCAGTAAGATTATCAAACATGACAAATGATGTGAACAATAAAGTTGAAATTTTGAATGCCAAGCGGTGAAGAGTTCTTGTACCATACAAGGTTCGTTTTGAATATTCATTCTTGATTCCAAGAATTGACCTTATGAAAATATAAAGAAAGACCAATCCAAGAACGATTTCAATATAGCTAATTGTGTAGAGAGCATACTGAGAGACCTCATAGGATAGACCTAACTGAGAGAAGTATTCTCGAAATGCTTCATCACGATTCACACCAAAGAGACCATGTACTCGATACTTGTGAATTCGATATTCTAACTCACCTGTTTCTGCATCAAGAATTGCAAACTTTGCTACATTTGGATTTGTATCATGCCGAAATTCTCCATTGAAGAATTTATCAAATCCGTTTAATGTCCAAAAACCTGCAAAGAAAAAGTAAAGTAAAAATACAAGCTTGACCTTTCGATCAAGCTTAACTAAGAAATGGGTCATGCCGCTTCCTCTAAAAAGTCATAACTGAATTTACCAGTTAAACCTCCAACGGAATATTCAGTTACTCGATTTTCAAAAAAGTTAGTATGGTCTGGAGCATTTAAAATAAAATCAAGCCATGATAATGGATTATCTTTTACTTTATAATTACCTTTCATACCAAGTTGAATTAATCTTCTGTCTGCCATGTAACGAATATACATCTTCATTTCCTCAATTGTCAAACCTTCCATTTCAGAAAAGCCGAAGGCTCTTTCAATAAAGATATCTTCAAGTTTTACAGCGGTACGAACCATACTGTAAATTTTCTTCTTAAAATCATCATTGACAACTCGTGGATTTTCATTGCAATATGTTTTAAACAATTTAGCCATTCCCTGTGCATGTAAGTTCTCATCACGAATAGACCACTCATTGATCTTACCAAATCCTTTCAATTTACCAAATCTTTGAAAATTCAATAACATGGCGAAAGAACTGAACAACACAAGGCCTTCATTGATAACAGATTTTGCAATTGATAAACCAATACCTTCTTTTGAATGAATATCAATATCAAGCATGAAGTCATGTTTGTCTCTCATCTGTTCAATATCTAAGAAGGCGCTGTAATCACTTTCAGGAAATCCAATTGTATCATTGAACAAAGCATACGCTTCTTGATGAATGAATTCACGGGCAGCAAAGCTTGCCAACATTTTGCGAATTTCATTGTTCTTAAAGATCTTTAGATAGTAATTGATATAGTTTTCACCTACATTGACATCACTTTGAACAAACAATGTCAACACACTACGAATGAAATCTTTCTCACCTTGTGAAAGTTTTTTTGATTTCCAATCATGAACATCATCTTCAAGAGAAACCTCTTCTGGAATCCAATGAATTTTTTCATGCTGTTGAGCCATGTCAACTGCCCAAGGATACCGAAATGGCTTATAAGTTACTGAACTTGTTTCAAGACCACCAAAGGCCTTTTTAAGTAAAAAATCTTCTTGATTAACTAAGTCAACGTAACCACCTATATGTTTTTCATCAATAAAAATTTGTGGAACACTATTGACTTCTTTACCATTTGAAATCTTTTGATAGAAATCCATTCTTTCATTTTGATCATCAAGTAACGTTTCGTTATATTCAATTTGATTAATACGAAACCAATCTTTAGCCTTCTGGCAATAATCGCAACCCGTTTTTGAGTAAATGTGGACTTGCATCTTCCTCTTTAAATTTTTTTAAAATGTATGACTGTTTTTTCATCAAATCTTGTTGACCTCCAATATATTCACCATCAACAAAGATTTGAGGAAAAGTTCTGATGTTAATTTTATGCTCTCTTGTGAGCCTTGCTTTTAGTTGTTTTTGTTCAAATGGTGAATCGGTATGTACGAGAGAATATTCAATACCTCTTGAGGCAAACCATTCAACCGCATCCATACAATAATCACATCCTGGTTTAGTGTATATTAAAACGTTCATTTTATTCCTCATGTAAGATCATTAGATAGTCTGAATTCGTTGTTTTTGCAATTTTGTCAAACCCGTATGATTGATACCATCGAACCAAATCAAATTGATTCTTTTCGCCTACATCAGCAATTAGAAAGATTGCTTCCGCACCCTCATCATATGCTTGGTCAATCACTTGATCAAAAAGCTTCTTGCCAATTCCTTTACCTCTGTTTTCAAGTTCAACTTCCATATTCTTGATGATTCCAACTCTACGAAACTTATTGAGATATTGTTTCGTAATTGTTTCGGGTACACCATTCGATGAAAGAAAATTTTTCAATTGCTCACGATTTGTATCAACAACATAAGCATCAACATTTCCATGTTCATGGTCTTGAGAAATATCTGTAACTTCAGTGATAAAGGTGCTAAATGATTTTAGCCCTGACAATCCAGACATTCATCTCCTTCCGCTGATTTGTCAACGTAGTCTCGCAAAGCATCTCTTTCAACTTTTGATGAAACATTTTCAACACGATGTTCAGCTTCTGTTCGTAGATAGTATAAAGTTTTAAGTTTATTTTTCCATGCGAAATAGTGAACCTTTAATAGACTCGCCTTGTCCATTTTAGCAGGAAAGAATAGATTTACAGATTGACCTTGCTCAATATACTTTTGTCGATCTGCAGCATGTTGAACAACTGTAGCTTGATCTAATTCCATTGCGGTTTTAAATACAGCCTTTTCATGGTCAGATAGAAACTTTAAGTGTTGAACTGACCCACGATTCAACATGATGTTTGACCATGTTGCATCTGTATTCTTATTATACTTTGCCAACACTTTAGCAAGATACGGATTTTTAATTAAATAAGAACCAATTCTTGATCTTTGAGTGTATGTATTGGCATTGTATGGTTCGATTGATGGTGAGACTCCAAGCAGCATACCAGAGTTAGCATTCGGCGCAATGGCAGTCAGATGTGCATTACGTCTTCCTGTACCCTCACCGTCAAGGTACTCACCTTTTTGTTGACCCAATCGGTGTGTCTGCTCTTTTGCTTTACGATCAATATGATAGAATATTCTTTCATTTTCAACTCTTGCATTTTCACTTTCCCAAGCAATATTGTTTTTCTGTAGCCAAGAATGAAAGCCCATTGCACCAAGTCCTAATGAACGTTCTCTTGTTGCAGAATATCTTGCTTTTGATAATTCATCTGGTGCATGTTCAATAAAGAATTGAAGAACATTATCAAGCATTGTGATCATATCTTCAACAAGTGATGTATCTCTCCACTCATCAAACTTGTCTAGATTCAATGATGATAAGCAACAAACTGCTGTTCTTTCATCATTTGTAGGTAGTGTGATTTCCTGACAAAGATTTGAACTATTAATTCGTAGTCCTTGATCTTTAAGTGATTGCGGTAGATGACGATTTGATTCAGAAATAAAATGAATACATGGCTCACCTGTACGATATCGAATTTCGAGAAGAGTTTCCCATAACTCTCTCGCACGAATTGTATCACGAACTGTATCATCATTTGGATCGATCAAGTCCCACATTTCATCTCGCTCAACTGCTCTCATGAATTCATCAGGTATGTTGATTGAATGATGAAGGTTGAGATTTTTTCGATTCACATCACCAGTTGGTACTCGCATGTGAATGAATTCTATAATGTCGGGATGTGAGATATCAAGAAATGCACAAAGTGAACCCTTGCGAGTATTACCACAAATGATAGGCTCAAAGAGTGGACTATCACGAACCATAATTCTACCTGTTGGTACAGTTACGCAATATACGAGAGCATCCCAATCAAATGAGAACTTACGAAGTGAATAGATCGGCACTGCTTCTTTGTTGCAAGATACTGTTAATCCAACATGAAGTTGTTCTGCTTTCATAATAAACCAATCATCATATTGATACAGATGTTCAGCACGAACTTTCTTTGACTCTCCTTCACCGTTGAAAATTACCATTGAATGGTCTGGTGTTACTGTAATACAAACATCTTTATCATTTGTAAAACGATACATCACACCTTTATGAGGTTCCATCACAATTTTATCAGCAGGAACCCAAGAAGAAATTCCTTCTTCATCAAGTTGTGCTACTCTTTTGTCTGGTGTTAGATCTTCAAACCTACACCAGCCATCGTCTGTGAGAACTTGTGTTGTTGGTAGATAGCATTTACCTTGTCGGTATGCTATCATGTCCGCATCAATTGTATGTAAGAATGGCATAGGTCCTGGAGCTTTGTTTGATACGGAACGGACCTTGGACCAGTTGGCTCCGATTCCTCCTCCCTTGACTGATAACCACCGAACTTCAGTTGAGTGGTCTATAATTGATTCTAAATTGTCTTGTATGTCCAAAAGAAAGCATGATATTGGCATTGCTTTTGGTTTAATGCCCGGTAATACTGAATTTGATAATACAGGTGAGGCAAACATAAACCAACCTTTTGACACACCATCATATAATCTTTGTGCTAATTCTGTATCACCATCAGAAAAACAAAGTGCAGTCCTTGCAAATGCTTCTTGTGGTGTTTCACCATCATCACAATAAAATTGACTCAGCATTTTAACTGCCATCTCAGACAGAAGTTCATTACGGTCTTCAGTAATAGTGACACCGTAAAATGAATCCTTCTGATTTGGCAACGTCAAAATCTGGGCACTCATACAACTCTCCTACAAAATTTGTTAAAAAAAGAATGTACTAATCCATTAACATGATCTATGAACATCATGTTCGAAAAGCTTTAATTTGTTATAAGGGTTATTCTTTGACTACGAGTGAGACTATATCACTTTTATCAATAATGACCATAACCTTACCTGTTCCACGATTATCTTTTATGAAAATCGTACCGGTTGCACCAGAAGGATTATGATCAAGTTGAACATCCGTATCTTGTATTAAGTAGCTTTGGCCGCCTCTTGTAAATATTTCAATTTTTTTTGGTTTTGGTGTAATTGTGTTCCATCCGTCTTGTAAGTCTGACCACGCCATGTATAATCCTCAATAGTTCGGTTATGATTTAAGAACAGTAAGAATATTTATCAATTTTAGGTCTTTGATTTAACCTTAAAACGAATGCGTTGGTCGTTCAAATTGACTCCAACATTTGTCGGTCCAATATCTTCTGTTTGATTTAATTTATATGATCCAATTGTGTGTTCTTTTTTATTGATTTCATAATTTGATTTTGATACCAATGACTTACAAGCTTTCAGAATATTACGAACTTGAGATTCAATTTTTCGATCTTCTGAAGATTTCATTGCATCGTCAAAAATAGCTTTCAAATATTCATACGCAAATTTTCTTGACCTTAGTTTATATATAGTAGTCAATTCATTTGTCATCTTGCGGTACAACTCAGCAGTATGTTCATCAAAATCTTTCGAGTTGTATTCATGGTCAGAATCATCCATGTACTTCTCAATTTTTTTGAAAAGTTTATTTGCTGTTTCTTTACTTTCATGAATTGAATGGTCTGAAAAACTATTCATATTTTTTGCCAAAGCTTGAGTTGAAAGATTGCTTGAAGCCCTTCAAATGTAAATCGGTCAATCATTGATATAATTTGATTTGTGGTATACCCTCTTAATATATATTCGTTTATATCTTTTCCCGTCATTGACTCGGGAAGAAGAGCAACTTTATATTTTCTGTCAATCATGCTTGCAATTTTTTTGATGATTTCAGGATTGCGAGGTTCACGGTCCGCAACAAAGACTAGATCAAAACCTTGTTGGTCAAGAGCCGGTGGTACATCAGAACCTGCGATAGCAATTGCATTGGGCAAGAACATTGCATCAATCGGTCCTTCAACAACATAGATTTTTTTTCTTGTATCAACTCTATCAAAATTGAATATTTTTGGTGCATTTTTTTTAATCTTTATCGTGATATATCTCAGTCTTGTATTGCCTGATAGCGCACGACCTTGAAACGCCACAAGACGTTTTTTACCATCATAGAAGGGTATGATTATTCGTTCATCATTACCACCAGTATAATTCATATCATAGTGCTTACGAACCCAATCACCAAAGTTAGGAACATAATACAATGAGTTCAAATATTGCTCTGGTATTTTTCGTCGAAGTACATATTGTTTCGCATCATGGTCATCTCTCAAAGATGAAATTGATGCTGCTCGAATCTCAGCAGAACTTTCAGCAGGACGCTCACTTGAAATAACTTTTGATCGGACAGAAACAATGGTCTCTTCTTTTGAGTAAGCGGTGTTTGCATTCTCAGCAAACATTTCACGAATGTATTGATTATGCAATGCAGGATTTACTTTCTTGAGAAAGAAAGAAAACTTGGCACTGAAGCCGCAATTATGACAAAAATAACGATATAGATTTTCTTTTAAGAATAAATAGCCTCGGGCCTTTGTCGAATTCTTTTTACTATCGCCACAAATAGGACAAGAAAAGTTTGCTCCGTCAGATTTCCATTTAAAATTTTTTAGCGAATGTGAGAGTCGATTGACAAATTCCTTCTGAAGGCTTTTATTCTCCTTGAGAGATTGCCTGTTCATGTTTTACAATTAAACTCTTAATAAAGTTATCAAAATTTGTTTTCTGTGAGGAAAGAATATCATTACAATCTTCGAAACGATCTGGGTGAGATTTAAAAAATTCAAAGGCTTCATCTAGGTTTTCCTGAATGGAAAGCCATCTTAATAATTTGATTGTCTTTTTATTCGGTTCAACTGAATAAAAAGCATCTTCAATTTTCTCTTCAGTTAGATATGGAACATCTGCATTCAAACGAGACATCTTAGGTACAATCCTTTTTTTGATTATTTTTTGAACAGGCTTCTCTGAATTTTGTTCAATAAGTAATCTTGCAATATCTTCTTTGAATTTAAAGTGTTCTTTCATTGTCATAATTCTTTAATATAAAATACGAGAATCAGCTTCTGGTGTTATCCAACGATTTAGGTGTGAGCTAAAGAATGTTTCTTTATCTGATTTCGGAACGTTATCAAGAACCTTATCATATTTATCATACTCATTTTTTGAATCAGTGTTATCGGCATCATCAAAAGCATCTTGACATTCCTTTTCGGAAAGACCAAATGCCATTGCAACCTCTTGCATTTGCCTAAAATCTTCTTCAGATACACTTTCGCCAAGGTGAACAGCAAGTTGTAGAAATTCTCCAACATAATGCCCAAACATTTTCTTTGATGTATCTTTGTCGATCTCAATCATCTCAATAACGTTTAATAAAGAATGGAAGTGATTCATAATTAAGTCTCCTTGAAATGAGAAGTAAAAATTGAAGTTTTAACAATCTTATTTAAAACCTTACAAATTGAAAAATAAAAATAGTTATCGATTTCTGAAAAAGGTATATATTTATAATCTGAAACTTCAAGGATTGAATTACCATATCTGTCAGTAAAGTATGTTGAACACTTCATATTCTTTACTGATGGTAATTGCTCTGGTACATACAAATATAACCATAAGTCTTTATATTTTGTATACTCAAAAAATCCTAATTCAGTAAGTTCTTTCTTTGGAACTTTCAATCCTGTTTCTTCGTAACATTCACGGATTGCAGCATCAATTGGTTTTTCTTTTTCTTCAATTTCTCCTTTGGGCAAATCCCAATTGTTTCGACTTGCTTGACAACCAAGCACAACTCTTCCGTTTGTTAACACAACTCCTGCACTCACTCTCTTCATAATAAACTTTACATCTTAGGTGTTAGTAAATTTATCCAGTTAGGATGATTAGTTTCTCTGATCTTGGATGCAAATAGTACAGACTCAAATGATAGGTTGTTGATTAACTTATCTTTGAATAAACTGTCAAAAAATTGAAGTAACTCCTCAGCGTAGGTTGAATTTTTAGTGAATGCTTGAATGTTGACTGCAGTCAACATCAACTTACCATTCTTCACTAAATCATCATCAGAATTGTCTTTAGCATATTCTGTTTTATGTGGTACGATATACTCCTCATTCGGTATTTTCATAGGTACTTGAACATTGATCTTGAGTGATTCATCTTCTGCATCAGATATATTATAACCCTTTTCCTTAGCAAAGTCAAGTAATTCCATATAACTTATTGAAGTTTTTTCGGCATCAGCGAGTTCCTTTTCGAACTCGTTGTTTGCTGGCTTTCCATTTTTCTTAATACTAAGATTTTTCAGGATCAATGTTTTAGGATTACGATTTTTGAAAATGTCTTCTGCAATTTGAAATACAGATTCAATAGGCATGCCTTCTGTAATTACGTCAGCATCAGGTGTTTGACCGAAATTTAAATCTTCTTCAATTACAGTTGTGCGCCATTTATTCCAAAAAGATATTGAATCAATTCCCTTATCTTCTTTATTTTGTTTTAAACGATTGAACCGTAGTGCAAACCCATCACCACCTACAAAATACATTTTACCAAATCCTGATTGACCACTTCGCCGAAAAAATGGAATGGTATACTTTTGATCACCGACACGATAAAATTCTTTATTGAGTTTTTCTTTGAGTGCGCTTTCTGGAAAACTTGAACCAAACTCAAGAGCATCTGAGATTTCTTTTGCTTCAAGCATGTGGTCTAAGAAACCTCTTACAAGTAAAGGTGTTCTTGCAATCTTTTTCTTTTTCTTCTTTACATGATAACCTTTTGTTCCACCTTCAAGAGGTGAAGCAGCCGGTCTAGCATCAGTTGTTAAGTCTGCACCACCTATATCTCCGGTACCGATCGTATCTTCTTCAATACCTAAAAAAGATTTAAGTTGTTTTTCAAAAAATGTATTACTCATTTAAAATAATTGAATTTAAAATTTTCTCAAGATTTTTATCAATTTGTATATGAGATATTACTATCTCACTATTATTAATTATATAAGATTCATGTCCTTGTATTTTATTTAAAAATAATAAAATAGTTTTTAATTGCGGATAGAATATTTCATCAATATCATGAAATAGTATATGATTTACAACAGGCACTTCAATTTCATTATATAGTATAATATAATGATTTAATAGTAAATTAATGTTAATATTAATAAAATTATCTTTATACTTTTTAATTAATCTCTTGATATAAACAATATGTTTTAATAACAAACGAAATTCAATTTCACTTGTACACTTTGTTTTCAATCCTTGAATTGCATATTGATAATAGTTTATATCATTTAAATTAAACATTCATATTAAGATAAAAAATTATAAGTTAACGTCTGCCCATACTTTATTATTTGATGGATCTAAAACAGCAACTAGAATTTTTGTATTTCCACCTGCTGACTGAATGATCATTGTACCGAGACCAAAACTTGAAACGGGCGGTGGGGTAGTATAGATATCAAAAATAGCTTGATTCATTTTCGCTCGAGTTACATCAATATCTGGACCAGAAATCATTCCTGACGTTGTGATATCACCTGCTTGAACATCAGCAATAGTTGCTGTTCCTGTAATTGCGGCTGAACCTGAGTTCACAACTGTTGCATTTAATGTTGGAATTTGTGCTTGATTAACTACTTGTACACTGGTTGCGGTTAGGTTTGTAGTAGTTAAATTTGAGAGGGTTGCTGTTGTTGCATTGAGTTGAGGAGTTGTCAATACGTTGGTTGCATTTACAAATTGTGAGGTAAAGTTTTGTGTTGTAAATGCAGGAGTTGTTAGATTGTTTGCAACAACAACATCTTTTGATGTGAGTGTTTCACCGACCATAAAGTCAGTTGCAATTGTACCTTTATTGAAAACGGATGTATCACCAAATACATTTCCGGTAGTTGTAAGCATTCCTTGTATCGTTGCATTTTGACCAACAGATAGATCATCTGATAGATTTAAATCACCTGCAGTAATATTTACTGCTGTCATATTCGTTGCTTGTGAAGATACAGCACTTATATAACCTGTACTAATTCCAGTAAAATTTGCGTTGCTTGTAAAATTAGTTACAGATTGAAAAGTAGCAACACCTTGCATTACAAAATTACCAATTCCGGTAATATGATTAAAGCTTGCCGTCCCATCAACATTTAAATTATCTTTAAAGTCTGCAGCACCTGTAACGTCTAATACACCGGGCAAGGATAAATTTAATAAAACTGGATTCGAAAAAGAAGAAACACCTTTTACAACAAGGTCACCTTCAATGATTGTATTATTTGCAACTGTAAGATCATGTCCAAGTGCTAGGTCTCCAGAATACCCATCATAAACAAATCGATTTGTTCCACCAGGAGTTGAATTAAAAATTACATCCTTACCATTTAAATCTGCACCTACGCTAATTTCAACAGGAATTTGATGAAACAACATTGTTGCATCAATTCTTTCATTTCTTGGTGCGGTACCCATACCATTAATTACTAAAAAATTAGTATCATCGAGTAGGGCCAATGATTCAGGGAGTTGTGAAATTTTTCGATCATTTGAAGTGGGCATTTTAGTTTACCAATTGTTTAAATGTTCTGTTAAACTGGGATTAATAACTACCTTGACTTTATTTTCATCTCGGTCTTTTGTTTCTTTCTTCTGCATTACTTTTTCTTTTTTCTTATCTGCATAAGACATTTTACTATTTCGCTCTTCATCATCTTCAAGATAATCTATTTCATCTTCAATATCATCTTCAACATCATCGTCTTCAATTTCATTTTCATCTGGTTTAAGTTTCTTTGAAACGTTCTTTACTGCTTGTTTCTCAATGTTGGTCTGTTGAGCATCAACTTTCTTTTCATCGTTTTTATCGTCATCCTTTTTAGCATCATCTTTGCCATCTTCGCCATCTTGAAGACCGTCTGCCTCCTCTGGTTCTTCTTCACTCGGTTCTTCTTCAGGTGGTGCATCTTCAGAACTTTCTTCTCCGTCTTCATCCTCTTCTCCGGCATCTGCATCATCAGATTCTTCTTCATCGGATTGATCTAAATCACTAAGGAAGTCATCATCATCTTTTTTCTTTTTCTTTTCAGATAAAACGAATGATGAAATAAATTCTGAATAACTTTGCATGTTAATTAATCTGTATAAGTTCGTCTATAGTTGTTGTATAAATTTATAATTTCTCGTATTGATACTGGCTTGAAAAGCCAATCATCAGCACAAACATTGAAAACTGGTGAATGTAAATTTTTAACAAACCTTGTCGTACCGCAGTGATTTACAAAATAGCAGTAATCGTAATTTACTCTTTTCAGTAAAGCAGTGTTATCTGATGAAATGATAATATTAGACTCTACAGTATTTATGTGTTCCAAATAATTGGTTAGATAAATAGAGTTTGTGCCCGCTAAAAATTCCATTGAGCAAAAAGTTGTAAACCATTCAGTGTTGGTATATTTATGCTCGACATCTACCTGATTATGAATGAAGTGAATATTTCCATTGAGTTCTTCAATAAAAGAAAAATCACGATTTGGCCCACCAAATAGTTCACCAAGGACGAATACATTATCGTGTTTACTTACCGTTGAATTCCAATAGCTCACCAAATCATCATTCATTTCTTGTGTTCGATCCCAGATTGTTGCCCTCGTATAAATCTGTTGTGGATCGGCAAAAAATCTGGGCTGTCCAATAAAATAAGAATCAATCATAGTTCCTCATGAAAAGTCAATGTTAACTTTAGGTTTTTTTGAATCGAATGTATCTTCTTTATCGATTTCAAGAATTACATTCTCAAGTTGATCTTCAAGATTATACAGTCTCATTTTTTCACGATCCATACCTATCATAAATTTATTATAATAATTTGGATCGTTATATCGGCTTTTTAATTGTTTAATCATTACTTTCTTTTCTTCAAGAAATTCTTCAGATACAATAATGGCTGCCATAAAATCCGCAGTCATTGAGATACCATGTGATTCTGAAATGTTTTCAAGATCGACATCAGTATTATATTGACCTGAACGATTGAATTGATGATTGGTAATGATTGGCACTCTTCTCTCAACTGCAAGTCCTCTCATTTCTTCTGCTACAGATTTATAATAACTAAATGAATTCTCAGAAGATTTAATACGAGCCGATGCCGTAATACCCAAATAATCAATTATAATGATATCTGGATTAAAGTTCTTCTTTAGATTTAGCTCATTTAATAATGCACGAAAATGATTGATATTTACCGCAGCAGGTGGATATTGTTTAATCTTGAGTTGACCGATAGTTTTCTTACGAATTTTATCAATCTTACCAAGATACTTATCTTGATCTAACAAAGGTACATCTGCCATTTTCATGTCCATTAAGTTAGCATCAATTCTCTGAGCAATCAATTCTTCTGCAATTTCAAGCGTAATGTAAAGAACATTGTAGCCTTGCTTGAGATAGCCAGCTGCCAAGTGGCACATAAACAAAGTTTTACCTGAGTTTGTACCACCGAGAAACAGATTCAGAGTACCATGTGTGAAGCCACCTTTTGTAATTTTGTTTAACATATCAATGTCAAACGGTATCTTACTTTCTTTCTTGTGATAATATTCATAGCGAGATTTAGAATCTTCAATAAAATCATGACCTACGTTTGTATCAAACGATACCGATAAGGCATCTTTGAGTAAGTCAGGTATTTCATTTTTCTTGTGCTTATTCTTTTCGTCTGTAATAATGCCAATTGATTCACTTACAGCCAGAAAGATGGCTCTTTCTTTACACCACTCTTCGGTAATATTGTAGAGCCATTCGTTTGTTACATTGTCACAGTCAACATCTTTGATTTCATTCCACTTCTCAAAGATTTCTTCTAGCTCACTATCATTGAGATTTTTATCAGATGATGCATTATATTCAATTACTTGATCATTTGGTAAGGTATTATATTCTGTGACAAATTCAGAAATATATGAAAAAATTCTTTGCTCTAACTTCTCCTCAAAATATTCAGGTTTAATAAAAGGTAAACAACGATTTAAATAGTCACGATTATTCACTAGATTGTATAGAGCAAGTTTTGTGTTCATTTATTCCTTTTCAGTAGAGTATAATTCAGGATAATTAATAACAATGTCCATCAAAATATTTCTTGCAACTGCTTCAAAAAAAGTCTGGTTATTTTCATATGTGATTGGACCTGCCTGTACTTTAAGTTTTGAATCTTTATATGTCGCAGGAACATACTTGATGTCATATTCAAAATCCATTTGAATATCTTTGTCAATCAATTCTTCCATATTCTCATCAGTGACTAATGATTTATCTTCTTCTTCATCTTCTACATACAATCGCATGTGATTGATTGTAAACAAAAAATCTTTAAATAGTCCGCTTTCAATACGGATTGCCCATCTCTCTTCATTAGGATCTGAAGTTGCCTTTTCAATTGCATATGTTACTTCATCTGTATTCGCTTGAACACCAGTATTAATAACATTAACATCTTCATAATCAATTACCATTGTTTCTGTAGTTTCCATATCTTACCTTTCTTCAACTATGTCTTCATGCAGATCGTCTAAAGGTTCCTCATAGATTTCTTTCTCAAGCTCAGGACTAAATTCACCGTAAGAAAATTCTTCCTTAATTACATCATTGATTTGTTCGAGAACTTCTTGTGTAAAGAATTCTTCAGGAGATTGCATAATTTGTTTTTCGTAAAGTTTTCTACCGTCTTGTACGGTATAGCGATTTCCAATTTTTCGAAATATACCTGCCTTCTCAGCAAAAGGGAGCAGTCCATGATATTTATTAATACCAGTTTTGAAATTCAAATAAACTTCAACGGCAGAGTTTTCTCGAGTGAATCGAGATTTTCTAGCACGAACTGTGATAAAGTTTCCAATCTGAACTGTGCCGTCTTTATCTTTTCGTTTTGATAGAAATAGAACAACATCAGATAGAAACAAAGGGCCCTTACCACCTGTCATCACTTCTTTAGGGTACATGCTGCCGATTTCAGAGTAGACATGATTTGTCATGATCAATGGAGCGCCTGCCTTTGATAGTTCCATTTTGAGAGTTCTGATTGCTGACTTGACAAGTCTACCTTTTGTCATATCAGTTTTGTTTGCGCCAGTGATAGCATCTTCATATTCTTTTTCTGTTGATAAATTACCTACTGAATCAAGAATCATGATGAATGGAACTTTCTCTTCTTCAGGTAACGCATTATATTCTTTTACAAATTTTGTTGACTCATGACGAAATTGTTCTACAGTACCACAAGGAATGTAGAGTAACCGATTTGTATCAATGCCACGATCAACAAACATATCAGATGTAAAAGCATTTTCTGTTTCATAATACATCACAAAGCCATCAGGATTGTTTTGTTGAAACTCTCTTGCAATTGATACACAAAAGAAAGATTTACCAATACCGGAATCAGAAGCAATTGCAATTGTTTTATTCTTAGGAATACCTTTGAATAAGTCGGCAGACATGATTGCGTTTAGCATGAACGATCCAGTATCAAGAAACTCATCACAATCACCAATCATACCTTGCTTACCTACAATCGTAGCCATTTCATTCTTCATCATCTTAGCATAGCTATTGAAAAAATTTGACATAGTATAACTCCTTTATGAAAATAAGTCCATCAGGTTTGCTTTTCGTTCATATGACCACTTGGTCGGTTCTAACATAATTTTGAGAGGAGATAAAAAAGACCTTTCTATTTGAGTATTATAATCTATTTTTGAGTGTAAGTCAAGTTCTTTTGGTAATTTATTTGGAAAGGCAATCACATTTTCTTTTGTTTTGTTGTTCTTTATCAGGAAAATATACTTTGCCTTCGAGCCATCTTTGATATCTGAATAGTACATATCAATTTCTTTTCGCTGAATCCAGTGATTGTAATTGATTGCTGCACGAACATGCATTGGACATCCTGACTTATATTGATTGCCTTCAATATGATACTTACGAATACCATTGACAGAGGTCGGTAAAGCAATTTCATCAGGAGGTAAACTTTTCCAATTCTTTCGAAACTCATCAACATATTCAATCAATTCATCTTCTGAACCAGTCACAATGATCTGTGCGCAATCGGTCAAAGCCTTTCTTGCTGGTGCAGGTGTTGATGATTTAACAGCCTCAACACCGGTCATCTTCATTTCAGGTTCTGCATAATCAACACCTTCCATATGAACAATTGACATAATGTACTTCTTCTTGGCGATGAAGACACCAGAGCCAACTGCTTCCATTTTCATATCAAGTACAGGATCATGAACATTCAAATAATCATTAAACTCTACGATTGCATCATTGATTACATCAGTTAACTTTGAATAACCAACTTTCTTTACAAATTCATATTGCTTCTCTTTTGTTTTGTTATGTGCAAACTTCTTGACCATGCCACCTAGGTCAAAATAACATGAATCAGTATCCATATAAACAGTATAGTCTCGGTTTGTTGTCTCAAGAATCTTATTCAGATATTGATTTACACGTTGTTCTACAAAACGGTTTGCTGCTTGACCAGATAACGTTACCGCTTCAGACAAACGAATATCGTAGAAACGGAAATACTTGAGACCACAGATACCATAGAAAGAGTTTGCAGCAACTTTTGCAACCAATTGCATGTTGAATAATGCCTTTGCCTTCTTTTCAAGATTGTCAATTTCATCAGCAGATGCATTTTCAGTTTTCAGTTTCTCAATCTCCTGCTTTGTTGTGATCATATCCTTCTTGGCATTCTTTCTCAAGTCAAGCATTCGTTTGACAAGTGCAGGTATGAAGCCAGTATGCTTACGAGAGAACCTTGCACCATTCGTTGCTACAGTTAGGTCACGTTCTTTTTCTTCAGACAAATCAAGTGTCTTGTTTAATACAGAAACAATATCAACATCTTCACGCATATCAACAATTGTTTCTGGTGATATATTGAATGTTCTTAGAATGTAAGGATACAGTGAGGTGAAATCAAATGATACAAGAAAGTCATGCTTACCTACAATTGGATTCTTAACATAAGCACCTTCAAACTTCTCAGACTTTTCATTCACTTGTTTATCAATCGGCGAAACAATAAAATTTTCATAAAGATAATTATGAATAATATTTTCCCAGTATCGCATAGGACTGAAGATATCTTCAAAATTGACCTTTGAAAAATAAGCAAGTGATAGAGATATCTCCATCAACTTCAAACGGTCATCAAGCCTTTCAACAAGTTCAGTATCTTTGATATTATAATCCATGAAAAGTTCAAAGTCCTTTTCATATAGATCAAATAGATTGTCATATTCAGAAACATCTTCTTTACGTTCATTCAATTCAACTTGTGCAATATAATCAAGTTTATAACTCTCACGGTTTTTGAATGTGAACTTTTTATAGACTGCAAGATAATCTAATTGAGAGATGCCTGATATTTTATATTGAACTTCTTTGTTTCCAAAATCATTCTTTCTTTCAACAGAATACACACGATGAAATGGTGAAAGCTTCCGAAGAAACTTATCACCGAAGATACCTTCAATTCTTCGACAGATATATGGTATGTCAAAGCTATTTGAATTCCAGCCAGAGATGATATCAATTTCAGATGAAGACCATAAGTCGACAAATTCCATCAGCAGTTTTTCTTCTGAATCAAACAGATAAACTTCGACATCATCTTTCTTGCTCTCATATGTAACATCATCATAAGTCAAGCCAAAGGCATGTGTCTTACCATGTATACGAAATGAAATAGCATTGATAGGAAACTTTGCTTCCGATGGCTCAGGAAAAGTACCGTCAGTGAACACCTCAATATCAAGATAGGCGATGTTCACATATTTCGATTCAAATTCAATATGACCATCAAAGTTCTTTGCAATGAATTCAAACTCAGGTTTTGGATTGCCACAAATTGTGTAGCCTTCAATACCTCGGCTTGCGGCAACTTTTTCTCTTGCAACTTTTGCAGATTCAACTTCAACTGGTCGGAAGGTTTTACCATACAAATCACGAAACTTGCCTTTTGGACTTGGTACGAAAAGTTCCGGTGTAAAGGCAAAATCGTTTTGTTTTCTCACACCATTCTCAATATATCGCATATGAATACGATTATTGATCAAGGATACATTAGTATAGAACATTAATTTTTCCTTGCAAGTATATGTGGTTGTAGTACATCAAGACCTAAGGACCTGAACATCTTGACGTTTCTGTTGTCATCATCAATGACTAGAAAGACATTGTATTGGTCTTGAATTTGTTCTTTGTACATTTTTTCTTTGAAGATTGAAGTACGACCTCTCTGGTTTTCCAGAGCCTTCATGATCAAAGTATACTTGAAATTGAAGTGTTTGTCAAGCCATTTTTTAGTATGTTCTCGACAAATTTCGTTTCGTCCGGTGAGAAAGATGGGATAATATTCTGAAACTTGTACAAGCCCATTGACAAGATGTATCATTGGAACTATAGGCAAATCGTCTAAAACTTTTTCACTGAAATCATAAGGATCACGATGACCGTTATTTGCTACTGTAAAGTCAACGTCAACTATAATTGCCTGTGGTAATTTCATATATTCCTTTTTATAAGATATTGTATTGTATATCTGCTTTCTTTAAATTCCTTTTGAAGTGTTGGGTAATTGTTGTAGTAGGTATCCATTTTCTTCTGTAGTTCTCCATAGTTTGCTCTGGAACATTATGCACAGAAGTACCATGATATCCTGGTTGATAAATTGTAATTTTAATATTGTCGAGATTTGGTTCTACTTTAGGATATGTGGTTAGATCGGTATCTGTAATTGGCGGTTCTGATGGACGCCAAATTGTTCGGACCGATATTGGATCTCCACAATTCTCTCGTAGTTCAATAATTGAATTATTTGAATTTGCAACAAAATTATTTGCAGTTAAATTTATAGATTTAAAATTTTGTATCTCACGAATGTAAGGTACAAAGTCACGAATGGTAACAAAGGTATTTGAAAATATAACTGTTTGATTTCTTGCTAGATATTTTAAGCCATCAATTAAACATTGTTTGTGTGCATAGCCAAGTTTGCGAATGTCAAATTTATAGTTACCATGCTGGTCAACCATAAATTGATCTGCTTCAAAAAACTTTGAATTACATTTCTGTGCAAGTCTTGTAGCTAGAGTTGTTTTCCCTGAACCGGGCAAACCTCTTACAAATATAATATGTTTCAATCTCTTTTTTCTTTTGGGTGTTTATATGTAGACACATATGAATATCTTCGAATATTATCAATACATCCATTTCCACGATGCCGTATTTGTCCACTAAACACAACAACATCTCCATTTCTTGGAAGTGTACCTACCATATGTGTTTTATTTTGCACTAAGAACTCTGTTTCTCCTCGAGAATTATACAAATCAAAATCAACTCTATCAACAACATAGGGTGTTAGTGTTGACAGAATTCCACCATCTGTATGTAATATTGGGTTTTCATTTGATTGAAACCAATTAATCAAATTTTGAATAAGGTTTTCTTTATAGTTATCAGTATTTATTGGAAATTCAGGATAATCATTATTTAAAATTTCTAATATTGTATAATCAATTTCAGTCAGCATAAGTAAAAAATCTTTAAAAGCTGGAAACTCCTTTTCTGCTGATTGTAAATATCGTTGTTGTTTTGACGCTCCTTTAAAATTGTCAAAATTAAAAACTGCACCAGTTGGCTTCTTTATTGTACCTTTATCATAATGGTCAAAGAACCATAATAATTGTTTTGATATTTCGGCAACTTCTGTCAATAATTCAGGAGCAAAAACATCATGATATACAACAAGATGAAATGGAAATTCATTATAATATGTTTCATTTTTTTCTTTTTCAATTATAATAGTTCCACGGTCTAAAAATTTTTTCATAAGCAATTTCTAAGTGCAGTTCTCACACCTTCAAAAGTTGTTGGATGATAAAACGGTAGTTGAAGCATTTGACCAATAGTCATTCCGGCGCCCAATGCCCATGATAAAGTATGTGCAAAATGTTCAGCATCTGAACAAATCATCTCTGCACCCAAAAATAAATCAGTTTTTTTATCTGCATATACTTTTATTAATCCAGAATTTTTATGCAAAATTCGTGAGCGACCTTGATCTTCAAATGATGCAAACCCAATTTTGACATCATCTAAATAATCCTTTATTTGACTAAATGAATATCCAACTGTTGCTATACCAGGATTTGTAAATGTTATCGTTACTGGAGGTCCCATATAACGTCTTTGAATCGGCTCGTTATTAATTACTCGAATTATATTTTCAGCAGCCGCTCTTCCTTCATCAGCAGCATCATGTAGCAGAGGTCTTTCACCCGTACAATCACCAGCAATTAAAATATTTACTGGTTCGTTTTGGTCATTTAAACAAAACATTGTTTCTGCATCAAAATTAGGTAATCCTTCTGTGAAACCAACTCCGGTGTTATGTAATTTCAAAACAGCAATATTTGGTTTTCTACCACTAGCCACTAATGTAGCATCTGAAAAAGTTTTTACACCTTTAATGATTTCATTAGATGTCTCATCTTCTAGTGTAGCATCATTTGCATCTTGATTATCAAGGTCTTTATAAAATATCCAATTTATATATTCGCCATTAGCCTCAAGTGTTGATTTATATTTTGTTATTTCAGAATTTGGATAGAAGTTTTGAAGTTTATTTTTAAAAAATTCTTTTGCATATCCACTAACTTCAGGGTCTGTTAAATTTGAGATTTGATTATTTCTTCCAAAAATTGTAGTGTGTATTCCCAATTCATCAAACGCTTGACCTAATTCAAGACCGATCACACCTGCACCTACTACTGAAATGTGTTCCTCTGCTCTAAATTTTCGTTCAAAAATTGTATCACTTGTAAATAAACTTCCTTGGTAGATGTAATCATCATCACCTTGAGTATTTGTTGTTTGTTTTATTTCAAACTCGTTAGGAAATGTTGGCTGTGAACCAGTTGCCACAAGATAAAATTTTGCATGTATTTTTATACCACTAAAGGTAGATAATACACCATCATCATCAAAGTATACAACCTTTTTTAAAATTTCGTTTTTTGGTATTTCAGCAACATAGTCAGTTGTAAACTTTACAAAACGGTCTCTTTCTGTTCTTACTCTTTCAAATATTCTATCCATGTCTGGTTTGATCATTGATTCAAATCCAAAATTATAACTTGATTTCAAATCAACCATTCTTTCTGCTGCTGAAATAAGTAATTTACTTGGCATACAACCAACTCGAGCACAAGTTGTACCAAATGCACCTTTTTCAATTAGCAGTACTGATAGGCCAGCTTTTTTTAAAATTCTATAAGCAGTCATGCCGGAAGTACCGGCACCAATAATAGCAGCATCAACATTATATTCTCTTTGCATTATAACTCCTTACAACTCTTTGGTGTAATGATTGTATGTACATTTGTATATTCCTGTCCAAGATTATTTGCTAGGCGACTATAATCTTGCATCATGTGTTCAAGATTTGTATATACAAACGCAATTTGTTCAGTTGTTAATTGAAAACGAATATACATCTCATGTTCATCTTGATACGGATCAATACAGACAAGAAATTCTGTATTGATTATTCTTTCCCATGATCCTTGATCAAATGTTGCTGTAATTCGGTGAAACATAATACTCCTTAATTAAAATATACTCATTAAATCTTTTTTATTGTATAGTGGTAACTTCTCACCAAATACCCAGATTGGTTCTGTATAAGTACCATTGTTGACATTTTCAATGTTCATTAATCTTGACAATTGAAAACCAATCATACCACGAAACTCATCACGATATCGATCTACCATTGGATCACAAATGAATACTCGGTTCTTTTGTGCATCTGTGCCAATGTCTGTAATGTTTACAAGTGTTGACCTAGATTTAGGCATGATGTTATCAAGCACAACATAAAGAAATCCGTTTAGCCATTCGTTGTCAGATGAATAACGATTCCAAGATTGATTTGATTCTTTTGCAGAATCCTTGGCATATAATTCACGATTGAAATATGGAGGTGAAGAAAAAGTTATATCAATGTTTGGTAAATCTTTATATGGTAAATCTTCCGCGGGTAAATTATATATGCGAACATTTTTCTTACCACGAATTTCAAAGTATTCATCACCTTCATGAAGAATATCACCTTTCTTTCCTAGCCAGCTTTCATACTGTAAACACATTTCTTTGTATTTCTCAAACATCTTTTCATTTGGGTCTGTACCTATATATGTACTTTTATTTGATAGATAAAATCCTGTTAAGCGGTCACCCCAGCCACATGAGATATCAAAGATAGTTTCACCGGGAAATAAATTATAAATGTTCTTTGCCGTGTTTACATTAAATTGTGCAGCAACTTGACCGGCATAGCTAAAAACTTTTTTCAAGTCAGCTTCTGACATACTCTTTGAAGGTAGTCTTCTTAGAACATCAACAAATCTTGACACACCTTTTTCTGTAGTCCATAGATGTACAGTGCTTTCACGATCAAGAACCTCACAGAGCATTCTTTCAGATTGAGCAAAATAATTTGAAATCTTATTTGCTGTTGTATTCTGAGGAAAATAGCCTAGAGTGTGTTCATCATAATCATACTTGTAAGGATGTGTTGACAGGCGATGCATCAACGGACTATTCATATCACTTGCATGAATAAATGGTGAAATAGTTTTTGTTGAGAATCGCCAGAATAAATCTTTGATATCGGCCAATTCAATCGGTGTGCGAGGCATTGGTAGCTTGTACTCTAAAATATAGTACATCAATGTAGCATGTACATAATCACTACCATATTTTTCGATAAAACCAGGCCAATCTTTAATTACAGGAAAACCACGTGAGTCCGCATCTCGTAGAAAAATTCTTAACACTCGGTCATGTGGTTGTTTCCAGAGTCTTAGAACTTGTGAACGAAATGAATCTTGCTTTGTATTTTTTAAGATAGTTTGTGCTGCCATAATGAATTTTCAATTGCCTTTCTTTGTTGAAAGAAATGACGAAAGTTTGACATGTACTCAAGTTTTTCATCATTATTTAAAAATGGTCTTGCTTGATGTTCAAACGGAGATAAATGCATCGGTGTTGAACCGACCAAACGATCAGCAAGCTTTGTATCATTTTCATAAGTTGTTGTTGAATTATCATGGTTTGCATATGAACTTCTGGCACATCTTGCTGCCGAACAAATGATTGCTTCATCAAGTGTAAGATTCTTACCATCATTATCTTTGTAAATCATATTACCATTAATTTGACGAATAACATATGGAACGTGCCATTGGTTTTCTTCAAGTATTACAGGCTCTTTACTGTTCTCAGTTTCATATACCATTTCTTCAGCAATTCGACGAACATCTTCTTGTGCATCATCATGAATTCTCAATTCAGCTATTTGCATCAGAGCATCTTCTTCAATAGTCAATGTCTCTTCTACCCAAACATATGGTTCTAAAATACGATTTGCAACTTCTTTATGCACATTAATTTTTTCCATCATGCTATGCGCAATACATGCAAATCTTGCGGAGAGTTTCCAAATCTTTGTTCCAAAAGATAATGTTGCTGGTGTTTGATTACCAGCTTGCATTCCTTTTTGATTTGTTCCAAACTTCACAGGAATATATGGATTAGTTTCAACTTCTTCCCGATACTTCTTTGTTGGTATTGCTCTTGAACTTTTTACTGAATGTGACGCCGCTCGATGACGTAAGAGTTCGCTATGTATTATTCTACCATATTTTAGGTTAAAAGTCAAGAGTCTTTCGCCATTTATTAATTTACTATCTTGAACTAAATTTGCCTTGATCATATACTACCGTTGATGAGTTAGCAATAAAGAAACTGTCTACAATATCAGTCAGCGGAGAGAGTAGATGTTTCTCAGTGGTCAATTTTTTTATCCATTCTGAAGATTTTAATTCTATATTTATTTCTGTAAATTTTTCAAGCATCAAGAATTTATTTGCATTGCCTTTACCAGTTGCCATCTTTTTAATTGCTGTTGGCGCAACTGTCGCAACATTCAAATTATTGTTTGATAAGAAATATTTAAAGATACCGGTAGCTTCACCAATATCAAATAACCGACCTTTTGCGCCCATTGAATATCCCTCGAGAAGAATATTGAATTTGCGCACTGATTCAATTTCTGCTAATATTTTGTTTGTAAGCTTTTCTGCATTTTCTGAAAACCTAACAGGATTGTTTTTTGAAGATGACGTATCTTCAAATGTTATGTTCTTTGGAAAATCAAAATTTTTATGAGTGTTGCTTGATGATAGAAAGAAGAAAGAACTATTTTCGAACGTATGTTCGTATCGTGAATCCCAAAAACAAATACAAGGACTTGTGATGGAAAAATCAATTCCTATATGTAACATGATGCTCCTAAATAATAATCGTTTAGATATATTATTTAGGAGACTTTGATATCACTTCTTGTTGTCGACGAAGTCTTGGAATTGTTTTGCAACTGCTAGAATTTGATCAACACCTGGATAACCTTTTGCATATTTCTCAAGATTTTCAGTTGTTTGTTCAAACATTTGCCGTCCAGATTCTTCATTCTTTTCCATAATTTGTTCTGCTAATTGGAACTGGCGTTCAATTGCAGATTGCTGAACCTGATACATATTCTCAACAAAATCTTTTGCCGTGTTCAGTAGTTCTTGACGAATTTGATAGGGGTTTTTATTATCAGCCATAATTACCTTTTGTGTGTGATGTGTTAATATGTTGGACCAATATTGTTCTGGCGACCATTTCGTCGATCCCAATTATTCATACGGAGTTCAAGATCTGCAAGGTTTGTCGCCTGACTTAGATATTTTTCTTTTAATTGTTGCTCCGTAGGAAAGGCAAGGCGCCAAAGATAGCAGCAATGTTCGAGAAAACTTTTTTTTTGGCTTCTGTTCTTGATTCAAGCCAATTGTTAAAAGCCCATTCGTGGTCAGTTTTATATTCGGATTTAAAATAGGATTGCATTTCTGAGTATCGGCTAGACCGAAAGGTGGTATTGAGATCGAAGTAATTCATTTTTTCTCCTTTTGTGTGTATGTAAGTTGTGTGTCAAGTATTTATAAGGCGGCCCGAAGACCGCCAATTATATTTAAGCTTCTAACTTCTTGACAGAGTTAATCACTTTTGTCATTGCATCTGTACTTTTACCAATCTCAATGGTCTGAGGTTTGTCCTCTTCAGGAATTTCATGCTCAAGACCAACATAAAGCATACCATCTTTAATATCAGCCGCAATGATTTTCATATTCTCACCGAGAGTGAACATTTTTTTGAAAGAACGATTAGCGATGCCACGATATACAAAACCATCTGTATCATCAGCCTTTGTGTCTTTCTTGCTCTCAATGATCAAATAATCTTTTTCTCGAGTGATTGAAATCTCATCTTTACCAAAGCCAGCTACTGCCATCTCAAGTAAGTATGAGTTGTCACGTTTACGGATGTTATGAGGTGGAAATGATGTGGTAGAAGTATTTGAGAACCGAGAATCATTTAAAATAATTTCCATTCGATCAAACAAGTCAATTGAATGGTTCACAAATCGGTTCCAATCGTTATTTGAGTAACGAGTCAAAAACGGCATATTGCCTCCTTAAAAAGCGAGTTATATTTGTGCAAACTGCACGATATATCGTGGTCCCCAAACGGGCAACCACAGCAGAGAAGAATGAACCATACACTCCTCTCTGATCATATTTAGCATACTTTTAAGATTTTGTCAAGAACTTTTTTTAGCTTTATCTTTTTCCATTGCTTCGCTAAATTGGCGAATCAATTCATCTTGTTGTTTTTTCTTACGAATTTCATATTCGACTTCTCTCATTGCCAATGTGAATTCCATCTTCAATGAATCGGGAACTTCTTTCATGGTTTAATATCTACTTTTCCTGTTTTGAATATTCTTTTTAAAGTATCATCATCTGCTTCCCATGGAATATCACTATACATTTGTTTCATGCTTTTAGTTTCTTCAATTTTCTTCTGCAAACTTTCACGATAAATTTTAAGTTTCTTTGTAGCTTTTTTTCCTGTCAGTGCTAATCGCAATGTATATTCATTGATACGTTCAAGTTCATTTTGAAATAGGTCAAGTAATGCAGATTTTGTGTAAGGTTTTAATCCATCAAAGTACATTGGATTTAAACTTTCACCTGTATTGACTTGTTGTGCAGCTGGTATATTACTTATAGGTTGTGCTATTTCGTTTTTTGTATTTTTATATTCTACCTTATCCGCATTCCAACCTTCAGTGTTTTCATCCCATTTCATTGGATATTCAGAAGGGTCTGGTGGGTGTGCAAAAACAACTCGATATAAATGAAGTTGATCTTGTACAACTGAAGGTGATGTAACAGTTTTAATAAAATGATCAGTTTCGATATTAATTAAACAGTGTTGTTTTGCCATAATTTGTTATGCGTTAGGAAATGGAGGCCAACCAGTGAAGTGAATTAATTCACCTGGATCTTTTCTTGCCAAAAATGGATTAGGATGTTCTTTAAGTGTTGGCATTGCGGCACCTAAAGAAACTTCAATCCAAGGTGCCGCGGGCGGTGTAGCTCGAGGTACACCAATTGTTGCTGTAATATCAAGTGTATAATATTTTCCACCATGTGAAACAATATTACCAGCAAGATAAGGTTTTGCTGCATCGTACGGTTGTGCCTCAGCTTGAGCTTTTTGAGTATCAAACATTTGAAATAATAATAATCTTAGATTGGTTCTATAGTCACCCCAAGCTTGTTGTTTTGTGCTATCACCATCAACAAATGCTTCAATGATTTTTTCTTTAGCGGCATCCATTTTTGTTTCAATGGATGCTTTTAAAATCTCAAGTGGATCTGCATCTACTGTACCAAATGAATAATCTTCAATTTCATATCTCCATCTTTCAGCAGCCCTATCCCATCTTGCTAGATATCCATTATCAATTTTAGTAATATCTGGATAAGGCGCCTCAACTGCAGAAGGTGGCAGTATATACGCTTCTGCTCGTTGGTCATAAAATATTCTTACAGCATCGATAAAATAACCATCACCACTTAATAAACATACATCTTTTGGTCCGTTATTTGACATAATATATTCTCCTTCTAATTATTAAACTTTGATACACGGTACTAATGCTATATTTATGGGTCTAAATTCCGTGTCTCCTCGGAATGTTGTGTTTGCATAAATCAAATCATGTTCGTGTCCACCTACAGTTGTTGTTCTTTGCGCAAGTGGTCCAGATGAACCAGTGTTCAAGAAGGTTAAACGATATGGATCTTCAGTCAATTCATCAGAACGTGTGATATGACATGGTGCAAAAAATTCGGGTTTAGACTGAAGTGATTGTTTTAGTGAAAAATCCATCACATCTTTTGGATGATAGTGACGATATTTACCTGTCTGAACAGAGTACATGGGATGGTTTGATCCACGATTATAAATTGATACAAATCTATGTCCATAATCAGCACCATCATGGCGACTATGGTACCTCGTTCCAAAATTTCTAAAGAAATGACTAGATTCGTCCTTATATATATGATGACCGTAAATTTGGTCTTCTTTAACCAAATCTAATTGATGTTTTGTATTTACAGTCAAATATCGGTCCGACCTTGTTCGGAAACCGGTATAATTTCGGTATTGCTTTTGTTTTCTAGCATCTGCAAAGTAAGGATTTTTATATGTATAGTTATTTACTGCATAATCTTCTGTTGCAATATCATATGCGGAATAATAATCTGATAAAAATGCATATAAGTTTCTTTGATCTTCAGGATTATATCGATCAAGATATCTATACATTGTTCCGATTTCTTCGTTAGAACCTTCTCTAGGTAAATTAAATGTAGAGAGTTTATCAACTTTTGCGCCGCTAACACTAATTCCAGAAGTATTGAGATATAAATCTCTCATCGTTCCATGCGCACCGCTAAATGGTTCGTGATTCAAAACTACCCATGGATTATCACCATATGTTGAACCTGCGATCATTCTTTTACCATAAAAACTTTGCTGTCTTTCTACTTTTTCTCCGGCTCTTTCATTTTGTCTGTTATAAAAAGTATCTGTTTGTGTTCCAGTCGAATGATTACTTTGTCCAGATAAAGAACCATCCAACTGTAGATTAATTTTATAATGCCAAGGAATACGGACACCGAAATGTGCGCCATCATTGGAACCTCCATCACCAGAAGTAGTTATAGTACCAGGAGCTACAGCTCGATCTCCTGTATTAAAGGGAGACAATGCACCATATGGTCCAGATACACTTACATGATTATACTCACCACCTGTATATATTTTGTTTCTGTATATATCACCAAGGCCTCCTCGATTAGAACCTTTACTAGCACCACTGAGAGAATTATTTTCGGCTTTTCTAACTTGTTTATCACCATAACCTGAATTCCCATGATATATATAATTTGCACCATCACTGCTTCCTACATTCGGACCAGCATATTCAGATTGTATGCTTGACCTTCTTCCTCCATTATTATGGTATACTGAGGGCTGGTCTGACAGATTGTGAGGATAATATGCCGGATAATTTGAATACCAATTATCAGAATGTCCTGTTTGTGAAGTATAATGTTGCCATCCTTGATGTCCGTGATTACGGTGGTTATCTTGATGTTGGCCGAAAGTATGATTATGGGATGCATTTTCTGATCGGCTGAAGAAGTGACCTCTGTGATGACCCCAAAATTGCCGGTCTTGTGCGTTTGTTCGGTGTGATTTCAAACCACGCATCAATTTTCTACTATAGGAACTATTTTGTTTTGTGAGTGAATTTTCAAACCTATATGACGCTGGAAGTCCTACATGCATCCATACTTTATTGTATTGAACATTATTACCTTCACCTTCGACACTAATTTCCGTTGCTCTTGCACTATCTTTTATTCCAAGAAATTTTGAAACTTCATTCTCAGCACCGCCACCTAGATAATCATATTCAGAAAGATCTGATGGATTAACATATGGTGATACACCCGTATCAGAATTAGAAGAGTTGTGTTGAGAAACTATAGAATCATCACCACCACCGTTGTAGCTTGCTCGTAATCTTCGAAATCTCCAATTTGGAACATGATAAGGTTTTGTACCTTGTTGAAAACTAATACCAGGTGTATTTGTTGGATCATCAAAAGATGGGTTACTTCCACCTGTTTCAATAGGATTATTGTCTTCTGCTTCTGTAGAATAGTTTGCAGTAATTGTACCGTCAGGATTTGCATTCCATAATTGATTGAAACTTGGTAATGAATTTAATTTATTAAATCTATTCTTATCCCAAGTTTCATAAGGAAATCCTGTTGGCTTTGTCTCACTTGGTGAACCTGAGCTACCAACAGTTACAGATGAATCATTACCTTGTGCAGCATTTGGAAATGCTGAGGCATCTGATAATGATTTGCTAAAATCTTTTTTGATTACCCATCTTGATTTTTTTGGACTTAGTACAGTTGATGATGTACTTGTTTTTGGAAGACCAGAAATTGCAAGACCTTCCGGCCCAATTGTACGCACATATCCAGAAGGATTTCTTTGCCAACCCAGAATAGGTGAACTTTGTTTTCGGTCAAGTCTTCGGTCTACCAATGAACGATGATATGTTTTAATTCTTGTATGAACATGTGTATCATAATTGATTACACTATGTTGAATGTTAGCATGATCAATTACTGTAAATGGAGCAACATCTTTCAATGTACTCTGAGCAAATACAGAACCTGCATCATGAGCCCATGTAGGTAAAACATTTGGTGGTGTTACAGTGTATCCTTCTTGTCCCCATTCTGAACCAAAAGTATATCGGTAGTTGAACATGTAACTTGTACCAATTCTTTGATTGGTATTTGCAACACCAAAATCTGAGTTTGCATAAACTAAATTACCAAGGTGTGGCTCATAGAAACCTCTTCGGTTATAGTAATCTGTATCTGCATTATTCCATCGGTTTACTCTTTCAACATGATAAGATGTTCGTCCTTTATCTAAATTTAAACTGTTATCAAGTGATCGGACTTCAATTGTATGAATTGATGGACTTGGTTCAAATTGAGATGTAATTGGATTCCATTTACGATTTGCATAAGGTATTGATGGAACATTACTTCGAGTATTATTTGCAATATGGTAAATTCCAGCGGATAAGACTTTTTTCAAATAATCTTCTTTTAATTCAGCATCATGTGTAACATGATTTAAGTCTTTATACACTAAAGATAAATCATGTGTATTTGTGAATTGAACACCATTAACATTTGGACGAATCCAAATTTTCAATTTTGATGGTAGATATGCACCATATGTACTTGGTTGAATACCAAATAACATTGCATAACGATATATGTCATAGATATTCAAATCACATATCTTAATACTACTATTCCATGTAGGAGCATGTGCCCATTGATTACCTATACCTCTAAATGCTTTTTCAATTTCTGGACCACCATTGTCAATAATTAGTAAACGAGTACCTTTCCAATTCCAAAATTTCAATGTAAAATTAGATGGTCCACCACCAGCGGTATATTTTTCAAAAAATAATTCATATTGAATTTGTTCATTAGCAACTGGTTCAAGTTTACCGAAATAATCATACTTTCCAAATATTGTAGGATGACAGTATTCTAGAGCAATATAATCAAATTGGCTAGCATAATTATTTCCTTTATTATATAAAGGTTGATATGAAGTATTAGTTAGTTGCGAAAATTGTTGATGAATATCAATTGTTAGATCAATATTTTCGTTCCAATTTAATATGGTTGGTAATCCGTTTTGTCTACCATCAACCCATGTGATTGGATTCATATCTGCTGGTTTCAACTCTTCTTCAGAATCATAAACTAATACAGTACCATTTGTTTTTCGATAAGAGAACAGACGAATATCATGTCCTAAATCTTTATTGGTATGAAAATAACTACTATTTGCTGTTGCACCACCTGCCCAAACACTACCCCAATTTACCGTGGTTGTGTCTGGTACTTTTGATCCAGCTAAATCATCAATTAAATAATTGTTTACTAATGGTAATTTTGATGAAGCATGATAAGTATTAATTGGTGAAGCATAGTTGGGATATGTATAACCATCATGAGAGTGGTTAGACATATACTGTCCTTCAGTTTCAAATGGATGTGTATTCTGTGCGATACCTTCAAATGTTGGATTAGCAGTTCTTACAAAGTATCCAGAAAAAGGATTCTTTGTTGCAAATACTAATTCATACATACTTGCGGTTTCGAGACCAACTAGATCCCAACTTTTTAGAATATTATAAATTGCTGTATATTCTGTATTTGCAAATGCTGGGATGCAGTTAGCAGGATCAGAACCAATTAAAGGATCAGAAGGTGATAATATTGTATTTGTTGGTATGTAACGATAAGTATATGCTCTCTTATAGATATATCTTGTAGAACCACCTAATGTAATCCAACCCATTGGTACTTTATTTACAGGAAAAAATCCCATTGTGCCAGTCGGAGGTGTTGATATTCCTGCAGGAGCTTCTACGTTTAAAGGATCTTGTACTTTAGTATCTGATGTTAGATAAAAAAAGTTTGCTGGATCTACAGTCCCTCTACCCTTGAGTTCTACAGTTTCAAATGTACCAATAGGACCTATTTCAATTTGTCCTGCACCTGGATATGCTGGTGCATAAAATGATGCCGGATATAGGTCACTCGACATTGTAATTTGACCTTGAGGACCTACACGAAAGGCTGATGGATCTGAAGAGGGCAAACGAGATGGATACGTTCTTGCGTTGGCTACACGAACACTAGTTGTTTGAAGCATTTGCAATCCAAGTGTCCCCGAAATTCCAGCATCAGTTTGTATTTGTGTTTGTGTGGTTCGATTTGAACCATATTCATACTCTGGTGCGATATCTTTAATATTAGCCATGACCTTTAATACTTAATGAATGTTGGTAATTTAATGTTTGTTGGAAATCCTTGTTCTTCGTCAGGTCCAATAAGAGTTGGCTGCACAAATCCTGGATCAAGATAGGTTTTTGTAGTTTGTGCATATGTATTTGAAGGTGTCATTTCAATAGTTGTATTTGCTGGATAAGTTCCTATAGAAAATCCTGTTGCAACTTCATGTAAATGTTGTTGAGGTACATCAACAGGAAAAGAAGTGTTATCGCCAACTACAACATAATCTGGTTTTGGATCAAGTGATGAAGTACCTGTTCTTGCATAGTGATCTTCAAAATCAAATATTGGTTGTCCTGAATTAGGATAATCAGCTTTAACCCATTTACGATGTACACCAGACTTTAATACAGGTTCAGTATGAGTACCACCAATAAATGTTTCTGTTGCAGCGGTTGTTGAAATGGAGGATGTAGGTTCATATCCATACATATTACCCTCTTGAATTCCATTCACTCCAGGAGAATTCATTTCACCCGTAAAAAAATCTGCTTTATATAAAGGATTTGCACCATAAACTGGAGGCATTGCTTCACCTGGTAAATAGTGCATGTTCCATGCATGTAAACCACCAATAATATTTTTCTTCCAAAGTTCTTCAACCTTTTGTTCTTCATACTCTTCGTTACGATTTCCACGTCTTTGTACAACATATGTACCTGAGTAATTCAAACCATCAACAGAATCAACTTTTGAACCACCGGGCAAATGTGGTGGATCAAGACTTAAATCAATATCCCATTTGCGATATTGGTGTGTATGTGCACCACCAAGTCCTGTAATAATATGATGTCCATGTTTTGTTATAGTGTCTATCCTTTTTGATCCGATTCCAAACTCACCACTTACACGTTGATTCTTATAACATCTTAAAAAGTATCCACGAAAATCTGGTATTTGAAAATGAGTTGATGGTATCACTGTATTTGGATCATTCCAAGTATCTCCAATAGCGGCATACAATGCACCAAAATCGTCTTTATCTAATAGTCTACCATCACAATACATCCAACCGTCAGGCGTTTTAAATCCGTATTTTGGTTTTACTGACGCAGGATGTGTTTCATCTTGAAAATCAGGATCTTTTTCTGTCAGTATATGTGCTACTGTTCCTGGAGGAGGTGTTGAAATACCACCGGGAGTCTTACCATCATGTACACGAATATCACCAGTAACCTTATTGATACGATTACCACCACCATCAAACTGAGGTGGATTTGTTTCTTTCAATGAAATAAAAACTTCACCTGCTGCTTTAACTTTATCTCTATTGTCAACAGATAAACCTTTTTGAATGATACCGGAACTAATTTTTTGTATACCAGCCATTGGTAAGTCCTTTAATATTTAATACAAAATAAAACTGAATAATTTCTAGGTTGTGTTTCGCCTTGATTACTCCAAGTATTTCCAGTTGTAGTTGTAGTATAATGAATAGTATTATGCGTATTATCAGTTAATGATGGTCCGTGTCCAATCCATCCCGAATGCAAGTGATCTCCAATTTGCATATCTTGTCCGGGACTTACACCTTCCATTGGATACTTACTAGCTAAAAGTCCTAAATCAACTGGAAAATTATAAGATTGTGTATCATAGGTAGGATTTGGTTTAAATGCTTCTGAAGATCCAACAAAAAAATCTTGTGCTCCTGGCGCACCACCTTGATCTGTTGTTGCAAGACCGCTATAGATTATAAAACTAGTAATTGGATCTCTTTCTGAAATTTTATATCCATCTCCACTAATTGCTTGTTCACCATCAATTCTTCCTAGATAATACCCATCGGTTGCACCATACGCACCAAAGTATCTGTGACTATGTGATTCTTCTGTATCAGATACATTTGTTGTAAGTAGTTTATGATTATGAGAAATATAACTTTCTTGTTGAATTGATCCGTATTGACGGTCTACAACAAATGTATTTCCGCTGTGAGGTAGATAATCACCATATTGATTAACATCAAGAATAGTATCAATATAATCTGGATTGTTATTAGCAACAGTAGGACCACCTTGATTTAATAAACGAATAAACAGTCCACCTTGATATCGTGAACCTTCTTGACCCATTGTGTTTGTGTAATCAGGAACACGAAATTGTGTTGCACTTACTTCAAATTCTTTACCAAGAAAAGTTGCTAATTCTGGGTATAGTGCTGATTCATAAACACCACCGTTACAAAATAAATATCCTACAGGAGGTTCTGGTCCTGCAAAATAAATCAACGCACCAACTTGATACAAAGGTAAGGTGTTGTTATTAATTGGATCACCAGAAGATGTTAGTGGATAAAACTCTTCTTCACCACTTGGAAATGAGTTATCAGCAACTCCAGTTGTATAGTAAACAGCACCACGATTTCCTGTACCAATTCGTATTTCACCATTGATATCACCAGCATCATCTGTCATTAGAATAAGTTCGGCTTTTTCTGGAATTGAACCGGCTGTTACACCAGAACGAATATTTCCCATTGACTTTTTAACTGTTAACATTGTCGCTGGTCGTTGTATTCCAGCAAACTCCGTTACTTTATCATATGCGGTGACTGGGGTTGTATTTGTATTTAAATTTATTGGCATAGCTACATATATAAGAATATAAGTTTATAAGATTTTCATAACAGTATTTATATAACTTTAAAGTAAAAGGTAATTATGGTCCTGATTGAAACCGAAAATAATTTTTTTAATTTTTCAAATGCAAACGTGATTGTTGAAGCAGAAAATGGCGTCACAGCTTATTTTTCTCAAATTGCTACTTATCATATTGATAATGAGAATGACATTGATTTAGGAGAACTTGAAATTCATTTCAAATCATTTGAATTTGGAACAGACAAAACTTATATCAATTTATATAATATTCAATTCATTGAAGAAAACAAAACTTCTTCAGCACAAACAGAAACAATTGAAACTATTTTGAATTTTTATAATGGACATCAATATCGAATACCAATGGCATTTAAAAACTTTTCACAGTTGTTCAATCAAAGATAAAAATTTCTCCACTTATCAATATGTTCATATGCAACAGGATGTACAATGCGTTTGACTTGTTGCATATCACCTCTTCGTACCATCTTTTCTGCTAATGAGGCAGAAACTGAATCTCTCTTACCACTATCATACACATCGACAACAGAATCATTGTTTGCATTCTCTAATTGTTTTTTATAGTCCTCTTCACGATCTGGACCACACACATAAGTAACAATTGGATTTCTTGTCTTTCTTTCCAGAGAGATAATATTACCATTTGATCCTGAGATTATTTCTACAGGTTTACCATTGAAAATTTCTTTTAGGATTTCCATATTCACCTGTGCAAGCTTCTTATCACGGGCGCCAGTAACAAGCATGACAGTTGCACCTTTATATTTTTCAACAGCATATTCAATCATTTTCACATGTTCTTTCGTGATGATTCGGAATTTACCCACAACACCTGCCCAACCTTTCAGCATTTTTTCATATTTCATTTTGGTTGTCAAATGCAAATCTTCACGAACTTGATGGTCATTTTTCTTTGCATGAAGTTTTTGAGGAAACTTCACCTTCTGCACGGCAGCAGATACTTCGTCAATCACTTGTGTAAATGGTCTATCCAAATCAATCTCGTTTAAAATGTCAGTTGCAATCTCTTTTAATTGCTCATAATACTTGTTCTCTTCTTCCTTTGACATTTTATATTTGTCTTTTACTTTTTGTCTTGTTTCTTTATCATGTTGATCTGCTTGTAGAAACTTGTAAATCTTTCCTGAATTCACATCATGCAAGACTACACCTTCTGTAGTTCCGCCATAGAAACTTGTGACTGACAAAAAGATTTCTTTGATTTTCTGATATAGGTCATCCCAATCAGACCTCTTGTATAAATCCTTGAGGTCTGTCTTATGCTTGTTGACTGCAGATTTTAGATTTGAGTTTTCTACACCTCGAAGCAAGTTTTCAAAAGTGTCAACTTTCCCTTTGAACAATTGTGCTGGTAGATCAAGTTCAAGTAATTCAGCATAATGTTCATTCTGCTTTTGATTTAACTTTGCGTCTTTTGTGTAGAGGCGAAACTCTGTCTGAGTTTCTACAGTTACATTGTGAGAATATCCAATCAAAATCATTCCATGCTTATGATCATATGATCTAGTCAAGGTTGGTTTTGTCATCAGAAATTCAATAAAGAATTCTGTATTCTTTGGTACTGATTCAAGATTCTTATGAATTGCTTTGAGATGTTCAAACACTAATTTGTATTGTGTGACACCAATACCTGACTTGACAACTTTCTTGGTGTTGGTCTTTTTGAATTCATTTGGATGTAAGACATTGTTTTTATAAGCTACAATCCAATTTGCACTAAAATCTTTTGGATTATATGCCTCATCATTACGAAACAATGTAAGCTTTACACCGTCTGTTTTTTCTTCAATCTTAAATTCTGTATCAAAAAATAAATGAAGTTTGCCATTAAAAGTTTTATCTGCATTTGGAATTGAAATGTCAAGCATTGAATCACTTGCAGCCTCAACAAAAAAATCTGAGCGAATAAAAAAATTGCGGAAGGATTTCATTAGTCTTTTTTCTCTACTGTTTTATAATTATCAACGTATGCTTTAATTTGTTTTTCTTTACTTTCAAGAATTGATTTTAAATATGGAAATTCTTGAATCATTTTATTTAGAATCGTCATCTTAACTTCATAATCATTTTCTGCACTCTTTGAATCTGTACCTTGCGAGCCTCTACCAAAGAAACTTTTATCAATCATGAACCGAAAGACATTTTCAACCAAACGTTTCTCAACATTATGTTTCTTGAACAATCTTAAAATACCAGAGAGGCTTCGAAAGTTTGATAGGTCCTCATTGTCTGGCTTCTCATTAAATATCATTGTATAGATTGCTGGCACGTTTGTTTCATATTTGCTATCGGAAGTAGCAAGCTCACGAAAAGCCTGCTTACCATCAACTTTAACAAGCTCTCCTTTTGAATTTTTGACAGGCTCATACTTTGTACGAACACCACGATCAACAGAAAAGGCTAGGTTGGTAGGCATTTGTGCAGAGGCTGACTTTGAAATCTTGATTTTTTCTGGAGGTTCAACTGGTGATGATGGTGTCAACACCACTGCATTTTTGATCTCAGACAGTGCTCGAGCAATGTTTACAAGCAAATGCTTGTGTCCTAAGCCCTTGATACCCGCACGAACATCTTCCCAGTTTGAACTATGTGAGAACTTTGCAAACTCATCAGGCTCATCCTTGTCTGTATATCCAGTTCCTTCAAAATCAATCTGCATGTTGATTTTTGGTTCTTGCAATTGAAAGACGGCATTGATTTGATGACCATGCTGTTCTTTCTTGTTCTGACCAAGGTAGATGAAATCTTTTGTTAGTCTTTGATTCTCATGGTCAGCAAGCAAATCAAACAATGGCTTGAGATATTTGTGAGGAATGGTGATATCAACATCTCCCATTGTTTTCTTTTCTTCTCGAAATTCTTCATCACTGATTTCTTTGTCCATGAAATGTTCACTTGAACCATTGAATGCCCGTCCTGATGTTACAACTTCAAAGTTTTTCCAAATTGGTTCTTTGTTCTTAGCTTGAAACTTTGTGTTGAGAACCTTGAACAAACTGATCAAATGACTTTGTAGTTGACCACGATTGACCTTGCTCATATCAACTCGGTCAGCAGAGGCTAAGACCTTACCTGTTTCCCTTGAGATCACGGGGCAATTTCCCCCTTCTGAAAATATAAATGTATCTTTTAAATATGTACTAAATGATTTCAT